ATACAATGCGGTATTGTACAGTTTAAAAATGTCCCTCAAGACGGTTGCGTAAGCCGACAACTCTGCCGAAACCGCAGAAACTTTAGAAACCTCAGAAACGGTGGAAACGGGGTGCGATTTATCTAACCCTTTGACGTTGACCGGCGCAGCAGCAGCAGCAGCAGCAGCAGCAGCAGCAGCATCGATGGCGTCGCCCGGAAGTAATACGCGCTGGACGGGTGGCAGCGGCGACAATTCGGGAACAACTTTATTGATCGGATCGGTCTTGTTCTGCACGTATTCGACGTAGTCCACATTATCATCAAGCGGCATTGCGCGTTCGCGAATCCCGACGTTCGGGTCGGCAATCGTCGATGGCTGAAATAAAAAATAATCATCAATGTGGATCAAATGCCCGGGTCGCCCGTAGAAATCGGTGATAACCTCGTGCGGGTTGTCGAGCAAGTCGTCCAATGCCACGTAAATTTGCGACTCCGGGTACGTGACGACGATATTAATGTGTTTAAATAATTCGTCCGTGGTATAAAAAAACCGCTCCCTAAACAGTTCGCGTATGCGCTGAATTATTCTCTCACTGTTCATCATTAAAAATGAAATGTCGTACGTGTCGGTATTTACGTCCGCGTCGGTAAGGGCACGCATATCAATGGCGGTTGGGCCGCACTCCAATTTGCAGTCGTCCTGGTAATCACACAAGTCGGACCGCACCTTGGGTGCCACGTCGTGAGTTACGCGTGCCCCGTTCGAGAGAACCTGAACAATCTTTTGATTTTTTAGTTTCATGTGGTTGTAGTTTGAATTCAGATTGCAGTCCACTGCGTATTTTTTTAAAATGCGGGACACGCTGCCAATTTTTACGGCCTTATCTTCCGCGTAACGATACAGGCACAAATCGATCGCTTCGACGGTCGGGGTTGTCGACAACAAAGTTCCGTGCATAAATATGCTCACGTTGCGATTCTCGAATTCCAGAAGGCGGTGCGAGCACGTTCGAACCGCCCGACCGATAATTTGTTCCAGTAAATTCATATTGTACCACGGATCCAGTATGTGCACTTGTCGTATATTTTTAAAATCCAGCCCCTCGGACCCCGCTTTAGTTATGATAATGACCTTTACGATGGATCCGTCGCGGTTGTTCTTATCGGTCGCGGCAATAATGTCGGTTTTGGTATCGGGCGAAAGTCGCGGGTCTCCGGACACAATAATATAATTTTTACCCGAACCACCCGCACCGGGTCCGGGTTTCAACAACCTGCCCCATTTGGACTGGTTGTAGCGACCGTATCCCATTTCTTCGAGCGCCAGCGCCAGAGGAATCGCGCCGCCCTTGATGTATTCCGAATACACCAGCACTATGCCGGTGCGAGACGCGGCTATATGACCGCAAATATTGGCTATTTTGTGACTGTACGTGCCAATATGCTCGGGTTTAAAAAAAGGAATGGTACAAACGTCCGTATTATATGCGAACGAAATCGTTTTTGTTTTAGCGTTCATTGTTTCCGTCATAACGCTGTCAAACCCGGTTTCGCCGACGAACACGATGCCGGGATCCGCTGCAATGCGGGCGACTTCGTCGCTCCCGCTGCCGCCGCCGCTACCGCCGCCGCCCGACGGAAACACCATCGTGAGCGCCTGCAACGGTCGGCGAGACCGAAGGCCAAATTTTGCTGGCAAGTCCTCTCCGGCAGCGAGGTCCGGAGCCAAAGGTACTGCCTCGGACGACGATGACGACGACGCTGCCGGTGGCTGCAGGACTTGTTTCATTCGATCAATGCAGAGCTGATACAGTCGTTCTTGAAATTCACCGATCGGATTGGCGTAGACATCAATAAACTCTAACTTCTGCAAACGTATATCCGCGCCATCGTACTGCGTCGTCGGATACGTTAGTTTTGGCGGTGGTTGGTCGGGTTGGTCGGGTGGTTGGTCGGGATCGGATTGAGAGAAAAACGAATTGGTTGGCGAATGAACCGCGGGATAGAACCGGTACGGAAACGTGAACGGGTTCTCTCCGCGAACGTGCGATATGTATCCGTACGACTTGCATTTAAGAATCTCTTTCCCAACGGAATATGCAGACCGCGACTTGTCCGCATCCGTGAGTGTCAATATTTCGTCGTCTTTATCAAACACGTCGCTCTCTTTAATCGTGGACCGATTGTCGTTCACGTTCATCAAGTTTAGCAACCACACCACTTCTCTCGGGCTGTTGAACATGGGCGTTCCCGATAGCAGGAGAAGCCGCAAATTCTGCGCGTGTTTTGCAACAAGCATTAAAAGTGACGCCGTTTTTTTTGTGCCCTCGTTTTTATTATCGTTCGTCATTCGAAGGTTGTGCACCTCGTCGATAATGAGCAGCGTATTATTGAACCGGGTCCGAATGCGCTGGATTTGTTTTGCTTCCGAAACGGCGGGCGCGGGCGCGGGCGCCATATTGCCCACCGAGTCAATATTTTTAATTCCGGTAATTGCTTTGGTTATAAGCCGCCCGAGCTGAATGTATCCAATGAACTTGTATGCCGCGCCGATGATGGCGTTCACGTGCGAAATAACGGCCTCCCGCGTCATACCCTGCATGTTGGTGGGGTTAATCTCTCTCAAATACTTATTTCCGGTGCAGGCGCGCAAATTCCACACCCCATTGGGTCCGGTTTGTTCCAGTTTTCGTTCGTCGAACAGCTGCAACCTAAAATTATCCTGCACGTTCGGCGACGCCACAACGATAATCCGCTTCGTTAAGCCCATTTGCGTCAAATAGTCGCGCATTTCTTCCGCGACGGTTATTGCGGAGCACGTTTTGCCCGTTCCAAGCCCGTGATATAGCAGCAGACTGTTGTACGGCGTCATAGCGGACATGAAGTTTCTGATGAACAGTTGGTGCGGTGCAAGCTCGAAATCGTTGGCGTCGCACATTTTTTTGGCGTATTCTTCGATGGGTTCTTCGTCGTCGTCTAAATTTTTATAGCGCGCGTCGTAAAACTCTTTTTTCTTGGTTATTAGTTCGTTGAAATTTGGATCACCGACTACCGGATAAAGTCCCGTTTGAGATTGCGCTACCGGATTCTCACAGGTCCCCGCCGAGCCGTGACCGGATACAGGTTCGCCCATATCCGCATTAATAATTACACCGACACCTATATTATCGCCATTTTCGGAAAGGTCTTCGGGTTCTTCTGGATTTTCGGGATCTTCGGGGTTTTCGGGATCTTCGGGGTTTTCGGGATCTTCGCGTTTGATACTCCGCTCGCTGTCTGGTTGTTGCTCCCGTTGCTCCCGTTGCTCCCGTTGCTCCCGTTGCTCCTGTTGCCGCACCTCGCCTACTTCCGGCACCACAATGCGGGACTCGGGCGAATTTATCGATTGTTCAGCGGCTTCGGTATTTTTTCGGCGACGGGTTTTAGATTTTGGGCGTGGTTCGCCCGTATCGGTGGCCGCCACAGCATTTACCATTTTTCGACGCGTGCCCTTATCACTTCGTTCCTTTCTTGGTTTTTTGCTCGGATGTAAAGCAATTTCAACGTTTGGCTCGTCCGCGGATTGCATTGCAAACAAGTGAAATCAAATATCAAAAACGCTAATATAAATAATATAAATATTGTTAATATTTTAATTATTAAATTTAATTGTAAATTTGGTGGGTTGTTATAAGATTATGAATATTGTGGAGTAACTTTATTTTTTCGGTATTATAGGGTCTAATTTTTCGCACGCATTCGTCCAACGTCATCCATTTTATTTTGCTTACTTCGCATCGGTCGAAATCCTTGGTCGGCGTCATTCCGCTGTCAACGAGCGCCAAAAAATATTTATGTTTGTAGCATTTTAGATTTGACCCCATAAAAATTTCCTCGTACGGTGCGACATTTTGTATGACGTTGGATTGATCAAACGCGTACCCGGTTTCTTCTAAACTTTCGCGAAGCGCGCACACAATGTCGCGCTCTTGGTTGTTTCGCCGCCCCTTCGGAAACCCCCACTCCGAATGCGTCCACCGCGTTGTAGATTTATTCACAATGTCCAATAGGCAGTACTGCCCGGTGCGGGATTTAACCCCGTTTTTCAAGTGTTGAAATTTATCTCGAGAATGAGACTCCTCGCCGCAGTGCTGGTGATGGCCCGCATTAGTTGGAGACAGTCCCCACAAGTCGGACCAAAGCTGCTTAAAATCGTGTGTTAGAATCCGATGTTTTTCATCGACTGTCATTTCGTCGATCAAGTTTCGTATGTGCGCCCGATCAAAAATTTGGTACTTTCCGCGAATAAAGTCGACGAATCCCAGCGTGTCTTTGCGACGTATCATGAGATATTCCATTGTATTTGAGTTTTCCGGGTCGTTGGTTAACCGACATGCGACAAGCCCGATGCTCGTAATCGGGTGTTTGCACGTGTTGTACGTGTGCGACCCGTATTTGCCACAATTATTGCAAAACGAATATTGATACTGCTGATAGTGTTGTTGGCGTTTCATTTGATCCTATATATAAACTATAATAGTGTGCGTATTGTATTTAAATTTAATTCTCAACTAGTAATATATTCGTAGAGTATAGAGAGTAGTAGTAGGGCCATCATATATAAAATAACATAAAATATGTCTCACAACCACACCCCCAACTTGGATCCGGCTGTATGGGGACCGCACTATTGGTTTGTTATGATGACGATGGCCGTCAATTATCCAGAACACGCCAACGGCGTGACGCGCAAGAAATACTACGATTTTATTCAGAACCTGCCGATGTTTTTACCCGGTTACGCTATTGGAAACCGGTTCAGCGCGCTGCTTGACAAGTATCCGGTCACACCGTACCTGGACTCGCGGGAATCGTTCTTGCGGTGGGTCGTGTTTATCCACAATAAAGTGAATGCGGACACGCACAAGGACGAGGTGTCAATGACGGACGCGGTGAACGCGTACTACGCGCATTACAAGCCGCGGGAAATTTCGGTGATAGAAGAATTTAAATACCGGAAACGGCTCGTATACGGTGCGCTGCTGGTTTCATGCGCGTATGGTGCATATTTAATGTATAAGTAGGTAGGGGCGACAAGCGCCACTACGCAGTGCTTTAAACCCCTCTGCGTACTTGTTGTACTAGGGGGCGACGAGCGCCCCCTAAAACCCCTCTGCGTACTAGGGGGCGACAAGCGCCACTACGCAGTGCTTTAAACCCCTCTGCGTACTTGTTGTAGTAGGGGGTGACGAGCGCCCCCTGGAGATAACATTAAGCAAATTTGATAATAATAAAAATAAAGTATTTGAATAATATACAATACAAAATTCAAATATATAATGGCATTCAAGTATCGTCAAAAAAAAACGATAAGGCGCAAACGACGTTTTTTAAAACGCAAAGGTGCAAAAACATATAGGCGATCACTGACGAAACGGCGCAGTATGCGAGGTGGGGAGGAGAATTGGAAGGTTAAAGTGAAATATGTAGAGTACAATCGTGATCAAACTTTTAATGACGACGCCAATGGAATCGAGGAACTAGATGAAGCATTTGGAACCGAAAAGGTGGAAAAAGAAGAAGATGGTTCATTTGAAATTGTTTATATACCCGATAACGCTAGAGATAATAGGCCAAGTGATAATGCGGTTTATGGAGTTCTGACATTATTAAATATTAAAGAGGAGCCCAAGATTATATGGTGGTATCCAAAAGCTGGAAACCCAACTGAGTTTATACCGCACATTGGTTCTGGAGAAGGTGGATTTTTTATACCTGGCAAAGGCGTCGGCACATTGATACGACAAGGTGATAGGCGGGTTGTGTCGTTTAAAAAATAGACGCCGACGTTTAAGCAAATCACTCTATTAAATAATTTATAATTGTATTATACATACATACAATACAACTATGAAAATAGAGTACGTTATATTCATTATTACGGCGTTTCTCGTTGCAAACACGTATTATGACGGCAAATTTTTAAAATCGATGCACTCGTACCAGAAGTACATTAAGATGGCGACATTCGCATTTATCGGGTTATCCATCTATTTATTCGTCAAGAAAAACCCGGATCAGTCCCGGACGATGTTTATGCACGCAAACGATATCATTAAGTACATGCCGGTGAGCAAAGACACGACCGATTTAATAAGCCCGTTTCTGGATTTTACAAACAAGACCGCGTTTTTCAGCGGCGATAACGGGAATAGCGGGAACAATGGCGGTGTTACTGGTGGCGGCATTAAGAATGTCCGATTTTCTGGTGGCGGTGGTGTTAATAGTAATGGAAATGCAAATGCGAATGAAATGAATAATAAGCAGAATAAAGTGCTCACGTCTGGAAAGACGTCCACGAAACGATGCGTGAGCGAAACCAAGAAGAAGTTTGTCGCAGCACAGCAAGGGTGGAAATGCAATCATTGCATGCGCCAGCTTCCGGCCTGGTACGAGGTAGATCACGTCGTGCGTCTGGAACACGGCGGAACAAACCACATCGACAATTTAGTCGCACTGTGCCGCGACTGCCACGGCAAAAAAACTGCAATTGAAAATTTATAAGTTTATACGCAGCATTTTAGAAATTTTAAATAAAATAATAAATAACTAAATAAATAATATTTATATATGTATAACCAACCATAATAAAATATAACGCACGCATAATGGCCGCCGCAGTTGCAACGCTAAGTTCGCAAACAAGCCTGAAAAATATTTTTCGCACCCTGCAAAACCAAGAGAGTCATATATTTAGCAACGTGCATAATACTCACAGCGAGTCGATTACCACCTGCCTGGAAAATTTGGGGCACCTTATTAATCCCGACAATGAAGACTGGTTGTACGATTTAAGATCATTCATTGAAAGTGGTGTCTGCCATATTGCCAGAAATTACGAAATGAATCGCTCGTCAATTTCACCAATTGTTCTAAATTTTTTAATGACTGCTATACGCTCATATAATCACATTGTATGTATCGGCGGTGGCGGCGGCGCGGCGGGATATCGTTTTAAGTCGGACACGTGTCCGGGGGCATCTGCTACAGGCAACGCGTTTTTAATGCAAGTGCTCGTACCCCTTATTAATGCTGGTGCACTGCACGTGTTTCCGATCAACGTACCGCTCGCGTTTCACGTTAATGTTCCAGAGTCGTTTGTTAAACGATCTCCGTCGCCGCCCGACGGCGGTCCCAGACGAAAGTTCATCTCATTCGGCGAGGCCGCTAAAATACAGAAAACAGCGAGGCAGCGCCATCGGCGACAGAGACGGGCTGAATCAGGCGCTGTTAGTGATAGTTCGACATCTGGTAGCGATGGTGGTGGCAGAAGGAGCAGAATGAGGATAAAGCGTAGAACATCAAAATATTGTAAAAAATAAACACACACACACACACACACACACACACACGGTGGTAGAAGAACCAGGAGAACCGGGAGAACCAGGAGAACCGGGAGAACCCGAAGATCCAGAAGAACCCGAAAAACCAGAACTTTGCGCAAACGTAACGGTTGTAAACTTCGTAAACGCTGTCATACAAAATACACAAGACCCACAAGACCCCGCAAATGAAAATATTCTCTCATAATAAAAATATAAACAGATTGGACTAATCTATTATATATTTATTATCATTATTATTTATATAAATACTACAATGACGGCGATTGGGCTCTATATTGGCTGCGGTACAGACTTTGAAATAATGACCAAAATGCCCGAACTTAATGCGTGCATCTACATTGATTCGCGCCCCCTAACCGAATACGGCGACGTATATAATAATAACAAGGACGTATCCGATATACCCGCATCCAAGACCTATATGACGCGCTTCCATCAAAATGCGCGCAACTACGGATTTATGAAAACAACCGTTGACGGTACGTACCCGCACGTGTACCGCAATTACGAAACGTCGCAGGACGTATATCACTACTACAGCTTATCGTTTCCAATTTACACCGTAAAAACGAATTACGCCGGCAACAGGGACGAGCTTACAAAATTAATGCACCAACTCAAACGCGTAACACACTTAGTCGTGATAGGATACAGCCCCCACTATAGCGTGCTTAAACATATCGCAAACCGGGTTTGTCTTGTAGGCGATTATACGACGGTTTACAGGGACGACCTGGACGCGCTATTGCCATACGAGCGCGATAAAATTACGACCATTCTTCAGCGCGAACACGAACAACAGCAACGCCCCAACTTGCAAAGCAAAATAGAAAAATACATCTATTTTGATAAGAGCGGTGCGCGCCTCGTATTTTCATCGTATAATGATTTTATCCGTAAATCTGTTACGGATACTGTTACGGAATAATGCCGACACCGCACACAGCCCAATCGCTGGGGCCGTCGCTGTTCGCCGCCGAACCTGAAGCGCTGGACCTCGCGGTCGCGCGGACGCGCACCCACTGCATATACGCGCCCCCAATTAACCCGTTTGCCGACGCGTAGATGGAATACGTCGCGGTAATCACCGCGCCCGGCGTTTTCGTGGTTGCGGGCGCCTGGTACTCCCCGAACGTTTGCGGGTTCAGGTTCACGGGGAACCACACGCTGTTGTCACCGGCTGGCGGCGTGCTCGACAACACGGAGTACTGGATTTCGTACGCGTACCGAATCGTCAGCGTTCCGCCGTAGTACGCGGGAGTCGTCCAGTTAAGGAACAGTGCCCCGCTTCCGCCGTTCAGCGCGGCGCTTTTCAGAAGTTGCGCATTCAGTTTCAGCGGCGCGTCAGGCTTGTACGCCTTGGTGCTGTATTTATCGGTCAAGAATAATTCTGACCCCCCGCCGAGCTGGTTCTTAGCACTTATAGACACGTCGAATAGCACGTCCGTTGTGAACAACGAGAACGGCAGCTGCAGCTGGGTTTGCTGCGCGGTCGCCGTGTATTCCGTTGCGTTCCACGCATTCGCGGACGCGTCCGTGTACCTGCCGAGAATTGTCGCGGTTTGAACAATATTTCGCGCGGTTATGCCGACCCCCTGGCGGTTATAGCTCGCGACGACGGTGGAAATCGTGCTCGACGGAAGCGGCAGCGGAGAAGCTGGCGATACTGACGCAGACAGCGTTTGCGCGAAACAACTGACGGGGCGAAGGCGGATTCGGTACGACGTGACGGGGTACCCGCCGTCCGATTGGGGGGGCGACCACACGAGCGTGGCGCGCTGCAGCTCGCGCTGGATTTGCACCTTCGCCGGCGCATCCGGGACGCGTCCCGGCGTCTGCCGCGTTTGCGCGTATGCCCCGACCGCAATTCCCGTATCCGGGCCGCGCGGGATATGGTTCACCGCGGCCACCTGAAAGTCGTACGGGATGCCGTTTGTCAGCGGCTGACGGGCCTGGAACGGAGGCTGGGTCGGGTCCAGATAGTTGTACACGTTCGTAGACGTGTCGCGAACCGCGTTTGTGAAAATCGTGCGGTTTATGGTCGCGGGGCCCGTTTCCGCCAGCGTGATCGTGTAATTATTAATCGTGGTGCGCGCATCCAGTTTTTCACTCTCGTACGGATACACGAGCTCGTGCCAGTACAAGTCGTTGTATTCCCGGTAGCGCACGACGTAGTAGTCGGCGAAGGGGTAGCCGTTGTTCAGAACCACGGGATCCCACGTCCACGCGAGTTTCGCGGTTTCGTCGGCAATTGTCGCGCTCAAATTCAGAACGGGTTTGGCAAACGTGCCCGGGATAACGGTGGCGTAATTATCGACCGCGTCGACGCGGTTGGGCAGCCAGCGAATGCCCACATCGTTCTGCACGCCGATGCGAACGCTGTATCGCGCGTCATTGGTGAGCGGGCGTACGATCGGGATGGGTGGGTTGGAACTGGCGTCGCCGGCGTAATCCACGACGACGTTGCACGAGTACTCCGGGGACACGAACGCCGGCGTAAGGAGTTGGCGCTGGGTTAGCGGCAGGACGCGGGTCGTGAAATACACGTCGTTCTCGGACTTGTACTGGATTAAGAAATTCTCCAAGTCGTAGCCGCCGTTATATATGGGCGGCGACCATTCCAGGAAAATGCGGCCGTTGTTGCGCGCCACTCCGCTTGCCAGGAAATCGGTGCTTATATTTCCGGAGAAATCGCCCGGGATGTCGCCGGGTTTCACGAGAATGGGGTCGTTGTATTCCGCGAGATCGACGTCGTTCCGCGCGGCGACTTGGAACTGGTAGTACGTGCCGTTTAAAAGGTCGGAAATCGTGACGGTCTCCGTAACGGCCGATAACTCGATCGGCGGGTCGGTCCACGGGGTCAGCTGCGTGATCGGATTCAAAGAAACCGACCGGAAACGGACGCTGTACGAGATGACGGGGTACCCGCCGTCGTATGGCCGAATCCAGAAGAGCGAGACTTGCGTGGATCCGCGAGCGGCGTATATTTCGGAGGTTGCGACGTTCAGCTTGGACGGCGTGGTTCCGGGGTACGCGCGGATGTTGTTGGAATACGGCCCCGAGCCGAACCCGTTAATCGCCAAGATTCGAATCTGGTAGATACCGCCTTTAATTAACTGGGTCAAGGTGTAACTGATGAGCCCCGTGACGGGATTCGTTGCGCCCGGCGAGTCGGCTAAAACCAGTTCTTTTGTGAGGTACGAGGTGTCGTCGTTGACGAGGCCGTACAAAATGCGGTAGCGCGTGATCGCGTACCCGCCGTCGTATGGCGGCGGCCAGGACAGCAGCACGTTGATGTTCCCCGACGCGTCGGTCACATTGGTGTGCGTTATGGTGGTTGCTTCGGGGGCGGACATTTAGTATTTGATTGATTGATTGATAGTATTAATACTATTTAATATTTGTATTTGTATTTGTATAATATCCTAATAATATACAAATATATACAATATAAAATTGAATCAAGTGATAGGTTTGATAAGTTTGAGATTGAGAGAAGTAAAATGGCACCAACTATCAACAACAACAACATCAACATCAACAATCCGAAGCCTGGCCCGAAACCTAGAGCCAAATGCTGTGCTGAAGGGTGCACGCAAAAGCCCGCGACGATTATCGGGGATTGTGCGTACTGCGAATCGAGATTCTGCGCGCAGCACCGCCTTCCTGAAACGCACGAGTGTGTGAAAATGAAGCAGTGCCGCCAAATCGCCAAGACGGAAAACACGCAGCGCTTGAATTCACAGGCGATGAGTTCGGTTATGAATGTGGGGTACTGAAACTGAAAATATATGTTATTTTAATTATGCAAATTTCAATGTCCTATAATATTCTGTATCTTTAAACTGTTTTATATGTTTTGCAGCATATCCATATGTAGGTGATATTAGACTATTAGGGTTTTGGCACGTGATTTCTGTGTTATCTTTGTATGGGCCAGTCACTTTTGGATCGGATGATTTGCTAATATATTGTATCGTTTTGGTAAGCACGGCTACATCACCATCCCATTTCACGTCTATACCAAGCGGCATATTTGTAGCGTCCCGATAATAATATTCGTTGGCCGATGCAGTTCTTAAATCAATCTCGCCCACAAAGATAAATTTATTTTCTATTGCACCATTCGATACATTTTTCCAAGGTTCGACGTGAAAATCGGTGGTTCCCTTTTTAAAAAATATATTAATTCCTTTTTTCTCATCTATTGAAACTAATCTGCTTTCCTCTATTGATTCTTCCTGTAATGTTTGAAATATACATTTTCCATCAGTGTTTCCGCCAATCAGATCATATTTTCCCTCTTTTGATTTGTCATTCGCCGGTGTCGCAACATCGCCTTTCGCTTTTCCAAGTATAATGCAATCCTTTTCATCTTTTCTTACTACAATAATTGCATGTACAGCTTCTACGCCCGGATGGGCTATACAAAATGGGTGGGTGCAAGTAGGTTTATAAGATGATTTTACTGGCTCACCTTTTGTAAGAGTCCCACTTTTAACCAAATCATCCATTATTGTTAGGAGCGGGGTATATTCGTCTTTTAAATTGTCGTTTTTATCTACTTTTATTACACCCTTGTCTTTATCTATATAACCGCATACGATTATTGTATGAAGTTTGATCGATTTTTGTAACCTTATAGTTTCTTCAATGATTGCGTCTATTCCGAGTTTTATAATTCCGTCTCTATTCCTTTTTCCTGCAAATATACTGGCAGATAATAAACAAAATGCAATTGATCTAATTTTTAAATTATTTGCGACTTGAATCGTGGACGTATATGCGCTTTTCAACGATTTATCAGCATCGGTAAAATCTGTAATGTTATAATCCGGTCCGACCGCGTGAATAACCGTGTTTGATTTTAATTTGTATGGGTTTGGCGTCGACGAATTTCGTTCATCGTCTGTTACTGACGTGGGTGTAGCGGTACCGGTTGGACAACGAACATTTTTGGAAATAATTAGTGGCAAAGCTCGGCGTTTTGTATCTAAAATTGTACCGCCTAAATCGCCTATTATTTCATCAATACCTCCACCTCCAATACAACCGTCATTCGCCGCATTAACTATCGCATCAGTACTCGCTTTTTGAACACCGCTGTTTAATGCAACCAGTCGTACATTCGTACCCATTATTGAATATACTTGATATGGTGTTGTTGCGTAATATCCATAATCTTCTGGCTTAAATGGGTTATCTGCCGAACCGGTTGACTTTATTAGAACAGGAGAAATGGGTTTTGATATTGGTATTGGTGCCACTATTGGTTTCACTTTCACAGCAACTGGTGAGGCAGCCATTGTAACTTTTGGATAATAAACTGCAAAATCGATATTTGTTGGATTATATTCACCCTTATTCTTTCCGCCAAACGACGACGGGGCATTATCTTGATTCGTGTATATGATCGTTTCCTGGCCGGGCACATCCGAGCATTGCAGAAATGTGGCTTTTATGGGGGGTGGATTACTTGGGAATCGTTGTATCAAATTCATATTAAAATCGCCAGAGAATACAATATCATAATTTTTATATGGGGCTATATCCGAATCCGCGCTCGTTCGAAACGTGTGCACGATGGCGTTCATAAATGTATACAGTTGCTTTTGCCTTTTCCACATTTTATATGTTTTATCTGTATTTGATTCTTGAGGAAAGCCAAAATGAACCGGAATTAATATTTTTTCTTTTGATTTGGTCGTGTTTATAAAAAACCAAACTCTTGAAAAATCATAATTTATGTCATTTTCCGTATAAGTCGTCGTTGTTAAAAGCCGCGCCTTTACAGCTTTCAAAAGGTTCTCGGCGAAACCGGAAAATTTCATAGTTGGTGGTGTACCAGGAAGAGTTATTAATCCAAAATTTACATCGAATTGTTCAGTTTTTTTTGTTACACAATAAAACTGAGATTTTAATTTTTTTACACTTGATGTATGCACTTTCAAATTTGCGTCAGTTTCAATTTCGCCTACAAGGTGTTCTATCAAATGGTTATCTTTACTACGAAATGGTCCTTCTTGAATTAGTGCGTAATCATTACTAGTCATCATTGTTTTAATTGCGGTTGCTATATTTGATAACCGCTTGATATACGACGACTCATCCTCTATGCATTTTGTCTTTTTGTTAGTTTGATCATCGCACTTGAATTTATGATTACAATGAGATTGAGTAATCGGGCAATTGCACATTTGAGCGATATTCCAAGATATTAATTTTATATCATTGCCACCGCCTCCCGCGCCTCCGCCTTCTCCTCCTCCACTTTTGGATCCCGTAGAGCAGCCGTGTTGTTTCGTTGCAGCGTCGGTATCACTATTTATAGAAAATTGAATTGGCGCATGATCCGAATATCGTTTCGTATCACCTACCCAACTTTCCATTGCCGCGCCGGTTAAATACGTATATTCGGATACACCCGAAGTACAAATTTTAACCGATGCGGGGTACGGCGATTCAAAAAATGATCGTTTTTTACTATAGTTGGTATTTTGGTCATTTTGAGGGATTGTTTCCATATTTTCACCATCTCCCGCTTCTTGCGTTATAGAAAAATCGGGGTTCACTTTCACTTTGGAGGAAGCAGTGGGAGTGGAAATAGCTGGACCAAGGGAAGAAGACGATGCAACGGGTGTAGTAATAGTACCACGGGGGGCAGCAGATGATGAAAAAGATGAAAACGGAGAGAAAGATCTAGTAGTAGGAGCAGCAGCAGCAGCAGCAGTAGCAGCAGCAGTAGCAGTAGCAGTAGCTGCATCGAGCACCGCCTGGCGTTTCGTCATAATTGTTGTTTCCACCGATTTGTCGGCCGCGGCTTTAACCGTATCCAAACTGAGATCCGGAATACCGTCAGCTTCAAAATCCACCAGTAATGTGAAATTTTTAGAATAGTCTTCAACTTTCGTCAAAAAATTGGGATACGTCGTAAGACTTTCACCATCATCATCATCATCATCGTGATCATAATTATTGGAATCAAATATGCGAATAGTCGGCATATCCGATCCGCGATCCTGAATCTCTTCCGCGGACGGGAATTTGAACATTTTTACATTACCATTGTGTATGTATCGCACTTCAAGAATGCAGTCGAATGCGCGCGCGAATGGCAGGTACAATAATAACGGGTGGCCGTAGATTGACGGCGTAACTTTATCGAAAGTCACCCCATTGTTTCGTTTTATTCGAGTCGTTATGAATTTTGTGAGCCGCTTAAAATAATCGGCGGCGGTCATTGCCGGGTCCGGCTTCAACGTGATTTTATTATCTACAACTTCTCGATATGCTTTAAGGGACTCCAATAATCCATCACTGCCACCAGTGTCCCTGAAATACGCACAAGCATCAGCGTCAGCGTCAGCATCCTCGTCTTCAGTAAAAAATGACGCAGCGCCAGCGGCACCGGCGGCAGCAGCAGCAGCGGCAGCAGTGGCGGCAACTAACGCGGCTTCTTCGTCGACTTTGGTGGCGCCACCGCTAATTCGTGTATGGCCTTTAAATAAATTATGACCCTTATGCGCATACCGTTTAAACCCGTGCTTGAATTTATTATATTTCATACTTCGCGCCACTGTATTATAATTTGCCGATGTCGATGTGGTTGTCGTAGGGGTGGCGTACGGTATAATGCTTGTGAGACACTTTAAAAAATAAGCAATATCAAACTTGTCATCATCATCATCATCCTCATCCGCATCAGCGCGCTCCTCGTCGTCGTCGCCAGAATTAGTTCCAGCAATAATACCTGCCGCTGCCGCCGCAGCAGACGAGGTGGCAGCAGCAGCAGCAGCAGCAACGAGTATACTGTCTGAGTCGGACGGTGGTAGAGGAAGAACTGGGTCGGGAGCTGCAGGAGCACCAAACCCCTTATATTCTCGTATCGTGCTGGTTGTACCAGTGCATGTAAAAATATTTTCATTAGTAGGGTGAATTGCGATGTCGCGCGCTCCAGATGTAGTGACGATGGACCTATTAAACGAGCAGGTTGGATAATTATATAAGTCGATACGGTTGGTCCTCGTCAAAATCAAATGGGTTGCAACGACAACAACACCATAAGTGTAAGCATCTTCGTCGTCTATATTGATTTCAATAGTGGGATCATCGTATTTTTTATTTGCGTCATTATACTTAAAACTGTTAATTACTTCTTTACCAGCATCGTTTTTACCAATAAATATAAGATTATTACTATCGTCGGTTGTAATACCGCCGGTGTAATTCTCATTGACCATTTTTGTTTTTGTTTGATGATGTGTGCCGTTGAGATTGTATATGTGAATACTGTTGTGACTATCCGTATCATTCACTACGATTTTATCGGTTTTAGTTATAGTAACGGTGGTTGGTTTATAAAAATCGTCTTCTCCAAACTTTCTGACGAATGTCCCTTCGGGGTACTTAAAAACTTGCACACGATTATTTTCATGATCAACTACGATCAAGAACTTATTATCAAACGTAAGAGCTATCCCCCAAGGAATGTTGAACTCGGCATCATTTATACCTTTTTTGCCAATTGTATTAACAAGACCACCAGACGAGTTGAATACATAAATACAATGATTCATAGAGTCAGACACAACAATATTACCCTTAGAGTCAATCGCAATGCCAGCTGGATCGCCTGACGAAGGAAGTTTGATTTCGCGTATAAATTCTCCAACAGCGCCGCCAGATTGTTTGTGGTGTCGTCGTCTTCCGCCACCGCTTCCGCCACCGCCGATCATTAGCACCCCTGCAGCAGCCGCAGCCGCAGATGAGGCGGCGGCTGCTGCGGAAGCAGTAATTGCGTCGCCCGAACCATCATCTGCTGCGGCATCTTCGTCATCCGTAAGAAGCGCAGCCGGTTTCGTATCGAACGCGATTTTTAATTGGTGCATGAAATAATCGGCGCCGGTTGTCATTTCTTGCAGCACGCCGTTGATGTCGTACATTTGGGGAACGGGCTGGGCCAATTTGAATTGCGCCCATTTCGAGATTCGGGTCAGCATCCCGATAATCATATCGCACTCCATGATCATTATATCGTCAAAGTAGAACATATTATCCCTGTGTAAAACGTCGGATCCTTCGCCTTCTTGTTGGATGGGGGCGCATCGGTACCATAAACGCGCGATTCGCGTATAAATCAGCTCTTTATCGGCGCTACCGAGTTTATCGCCCATCGTTCTTAGCCGTTTAACGTATGTTGCGAGCATGTACCCGCGCGTTAAACACCGGTAAAATGCCAGACTGTCGTCCTTTTCGAACTTGATATACGGTTTTAATTCGGCGAGAGGTTGAATTTCTTTCTTTAACGCATCTTCCGCCGCCCGCATATCGTCAGTTGCTATTAGCGCTGCTGCTCCTGGTTTCAATGATGATGCTGATTTCAATGATGATGCTGGTTTTAATGGTGCTCCTGGCAGTGCTTCTGATCCTAGTACTTTTGACGGCGGGGATCCTAGTACTTTTGACGGCGGTGATCCTAGTACTTTTGACGGCGGTGCTTCTGGCGGTACCAATACTTTTTTTGGTGATAAAAATCCTGGCGCTATACGAGCTATAATATCTTTGAAATCTGCGGTAAATTCTGGATAGTTATTAGTATTGGTTGTAATAACATCGCCGAAAACTCCGGCCGAACTAATTAGTTTTTCTTTATCAATGTCCTTACCCATAACATCTTTTAACGCCTGTTCCAAAGTTTTACCGCGACCTACTAATTTTTGAGCACAATCCCATATTAGTGTAATTATTTCAACATAGTGTTTGCGTAACATCTCGTTGGCCATAAAACGTTCAGGAGTGACGGTCGGCTCTTGATAACTGGAATTATTCAATGATCCGCGATTTGTAATTTTAAATTTCTCACTTGTCATGGATGTCGACTTATCAAGATCAGACGGAATAACGTACCAAATCCAATGGTCGTCCTTTATACAATTACTTAAATCTTTTTTTGCATCAGCATAACTCGTGTATCTGATTCCATTATGCGCATTTATAAACTCGTCAATCGTCGCTCTTGGTTTTTTACCCTCTGCCATTTATGATAGGATGGTCGGCTGTTATAATTAAAGTTACTGTCGTTAATATATCTAAATAATAAAAATACAAAATCATATAAAATTGAAGTGATTATATAAAATGAACTATTTTGGAGCAGATTAGATTACCCCCTCACGAACCAGACAATTCAAATAATTTTAATGAAAGCAACTCCAGTTTCAAAAATAAAACCCAAAACATCCAAACTCAATGCCAGCGTCTCGTTCCGTCTCTACGACTTCAATGCGTACGATAAAATGGTCCTGGAAACCGATATTGACGACGGTCCAGAATCCGAATCTGCGTCTGGATCCGGATCCGGATCCGGATCGTCGGTAACTTCGTCCTCCTCATCCACCGAATCGCATAAGAAATCCAAATTCGACAACTCGAACTTCAAACTCAAACCCAAAACGAACCGCGTGTTCCATATTCAAATGTTCGGAATGAACGAACTCGGCAAAACGTGCGCAATTACAGTCACCGATTATAAGCCCTTCTTTTACGCTAAATTGGGATTGGAAGTAAGTTATCCCGCCGATTTGACGCGCCGGTTCATTGCACATCTGAAATCGCTCGTGCCCGATCTGGAAGAGCGCGAATGCGAGCTCGTGAATCACAAGAAACTCTACATGTTCGACGCCGGAAAGAAGCACCAGTTTATCAAATTGGTATTCAAAAATCTGGCAGCAATGAAGAAGGCGCGGATGCTGTGGTACATTGTGCCGGCAGCAACTCCGGCACCAGGACAAATGAATAAAGGTAAGGATAATGCCAAGGCCGCGGATAAAATGCAGCAGCGTATTCGAACCGATGCGCGCCTGAACCCTCGCGGACTTCAGTTCCAGGGATGTACGCTCGCCATCTACGAGTCCAACCTCCCGCCACTGCTGCGCTACTTCCACATTCGCGAAATCAGTCCGTCGGGTTGGGTTTCGTTCCCCATCCGCAAAGCCACCCGCATCACCCTGTCCGACTTGAAGCAGACCACTTGCGACTATGAATATACGGTGTGCAAAGACGATCTCGTCGCTCTGAATACCAAGGAGAAAGCGGTACCGTATAAAATATGCAGTTTTGATATTGAAGCCAGCAGCAGTCACGGTGATTTCCCCATCCCGGTGAAAACGTGCAAGAAACTCGCCGCAAATATCGTGGATGCGTGCGTGTGCATATCGTTATCCGGTGCCACAACAATCACCCGAGAGTTTCTCGAACGCCTGATCTGTATCGCGTACGGCCAAACGGAACCGGCGCCTTCTTCGGCTGCCGAATGCAAAATAGAACGGATTTACCCGAAGGCGCGGTACGCCGACGGCCGGCCCGTGAAATGCAAACTGGTCGATCTGCGTCGGATGTGTTCGGAGTGGCTGGATACCCCCATCGACGAAATCCTGAGTTCGGAATCGGCCGACCAAACCCAGGCGAAAACCCAGCGCATCGAACAAATGTTCGAACGAATGAAGGCGCGCAATGATCAAGACCAAGATTTAGACCAAGACCAAGACTTAGATCAATGCGTAGATGTAGACGTAGACGATGATGCTGTCATTGAAGAAGTCGAAGCAGAAGAAGTTGACGACGTTGAAGAAGTCGAATGCGAAGAAAATGAACCTGAAGAAGTGGATGAAACGCCAATACCAACAAAGGCAACAAAGGTTCGTAAAACAACATCAACGCCCTCTTCCGCGTCCAGTATAAAAATCCTCGACGTTCTGCACAACCCCGCTCTAAATCGCGAGACGAAAATCGGGCACGTCAGCGATACGCTCAACGCCATATTCCCGCCAGTCGAGGGCGATATCGTCACATTCATCGGCTCGACATTCGTGCGCCACGGCGAGAAAGCGCCGTACTGCAACCACTGTATCGTGCTCGATACGTGCGACGTCGAAAAAATCGCAATTGAGGTCCCCAATCTGGTGATCGAGTGCTATAAAACGGAGCGCGAAGTCCTGCTCGCCTGGACGCGCCTTATCCAGCGCGAGAACCCCGATATTGTCGTGGGGTACAACATATTCGGTTTTGACTACGAGTTCATGTTCCGCCGCGCGCTCGAAACGCGGTGCGAGAACAAATTCCTGCAGCTGTCGCGGAATAAAGGCGAAGTGTGTGGGAAACGCGATTTCAAAACTGGAGAGTTCGGTATCGAGGAAACCAGTATCGTCATTGCCAGCGGCCAGCACGATCTCCATTTCATCAAAATGCCCGGCCGGCTGCAAATCGATCTCTACAACTACTTTCGCCGCGATTATAACCTGTCATCGTATAAACTGGACTTCGTTTCCGGCTACTTTATCGGCGACGACGTGAAACGCGTCGAACATACATCGGGGGAGCAAGCCGAAATTACCAAGATATACAGCGCGAACTTGTCCGGTCTTGAATCCGGCAACTATATCGTGTTTGAAGAAACCAATAATTCGACGGACGCGTACAAGGACGGCGCCAAATTCAAAGTGTGCGAATGCAACGGCGGCGAGGGCTGGTTCACGATCGAGGGGCGCGAAGAACTGAATATGGCCAAACACGTGCGGTGGGGTCTCGCAAAGGACGACGTCACCCCGCAAGACATTTTCCGGATGACGCGCGAAGGGCCTGCAAGTCGCGCCATTATCGCGAAATACTGTATTCAGGATTGCAACTTGGTGCACCACCTGCTGAACAAGATCGATGTGCTCACCGGCTTCATCGAGATGTCCAAAATCTGCAGCGTCCCGATGAGTTTCCTCGTGATGCGCGGACAGGGTATCAAACTCACGAGCTATATCGCGAAAAAGTGTCGCGAACGCGATACGCTTATTCCGGATCTGGATAAATCGGGGTCGAACGAAGGGTACGAGGGCGCGATCGTGCTGCCGCCGAAATGCGGGCTTTACCTGGACAACCCCGTGGTCTGCGTTGATTATTCGTCGCTGTACCCCTCCTGCATTATCAGCGAGAGCTTGTCGCACGACAGCAAGGTGTGGACCAAGGAGTACGATTTGTCGGGCCGGCTCGTTCGCGAAACTGGTGAAAAGGGTGCCGGTGAAAAGGGGACCGGACACCGAACGTACCGGTACGACAATCTCCCGGCATACGATTATGTGGACATCACGTACGACACGTACCGGTGGACGCGCAACGCGCGCGGGAAATCGGAGAAATCGGTCAGCGGAACGAAAGTGTGCCGGTTCGCGCAGTTCAAAGACGGCACGAAACCCATCCTGCCGTCCATCCTGGAAGAGCTGCTCGCCGCGCGAAAAGCGACACGCAAACAGGCCGAGGCGCAGGACGATCCCTTTATGGCGAACATCCTGGATAAACGCCAGCTCGGTTACAAGGTCACCGCGAATTCGCTGTACGGACAGTGCGGTGCGAAGACCAGCACGATGTATGATGTGGACGTCGCGGCGGCAACTACCGCAACGGGGCGAAAGCTGCTCACGTATGCGCGGCGCATCGTGGAAGAAGTGTACGGCGACACGCACGTGCAAGTCAAGAAGAAATCGGGGTCGGAATTAGAAATGGAAACGGTGCACTCGAGAGCCGAGTACGTGTACGGCGACACGGACAGCGTGTTCTTCACGTTTAATCTGCACACGATGGACGGCACACCAATTGTCGGCCGGCGCGCGCTGGAAATGTCGATCGAGTTGGGGCAACAAGTGGGTGAGCTGGCCTCGCGGTACCTGAAAGCGCCTCACGCGTGGACGTACGAGAAAACAATGATGCCGTTCTTCCTGCTGCGCAAGAAGGGTTATATCGGAATGCTGTACGAGAAAAACCCGAACAAGGGCAAGCGCAAGAGTATGGGAATCGTGTTGAAACGGCGCGACAATGCGCCGATCGTGAAGGACGTTTACGGCGGCGCGATCGATATTCTGATGAACGACCAGAATGTGGATACCGCAATTGAATACGTGCGCCGCAGCATAAGAGAGCTGGTCGAGGAGCGGTGCCCGCTGGACAAACTGGTAATTACGAAATCACTGCGATCGACGTACAAGAACCCGCTGCAAATCGCGCACAAGGTGCTCGCCGACCGGATGGGAATGCGCGATCCCGGAAATAAACCGGGATCCGGTGATCGAATCCCGTTTGTGTACATCCACAACGAGACCAAAGGCGCGCTGCAAGGGGAGCGAATCGAGACGCCGGAGCACATTATAAAGCACCGCATCAAGCCGGACTACGCGTTCTACATTACGAATCAGATAATGAAACCGGTGCAACAAGTGTTCGCGCTGGGTCTGGAGAAAATGACGGCGTTCAAGCGCCGGCGCGGGAATTATGAAGATGCGGTCGAAACACTGCGCAGCCATTTTGCGGCGGATGCGGTGAAGCTTGAGAAGAAAATAACCGATTTGCGGAACAAGGAAGTGAAGGAAATTATTTTCGAAGAGTACCTGCGAATCTGCGAAAATATGAAGAAGCGGAACCAGAGCATTACAAAGTTCTTTGCCAGCAAGTAGACCTATAGAAACAATAAATAATATAAACATAACCCCCATAATTAATTTAATATCAAAAACAAATATCAAAAACAAATATCAAAAACAAATAGAATGAATAGCTATGGATCTGTAAGTTTAATCAGTCACATGATTTATAAAATATTGCATTATCTTAATTTTTTCCCGCCGCGAAACTCGTCCGATCAAATAAAGTGTGCTGATGGCGATACTCGCATTATTATAGAGCCGACACAACTAGCACAAGAACAAGAACAAGAACAAGAACAAGAACAAGAACAAGAACAAGACCGATGCTGTGACGACACAGCATTTGATCCTGTGAATGACGTAACTGTTACAATTTCATAACCAAACAAAAATAAAATCGGGTACCAAATGGTCCCGCACTTGGAATTAGCGCGTGTATTTTCCGGCACGCGCGAATGAATCCACAATGAATATAATAAACACGCCCAAAAAACAGTACAGCACCAGCTCCTCCGCAACGTGGTCAGTTCTCTCGTTGTGCTGCTCTTCTAGCAAGTGCACAATGTGGTTTAATTTTTCAATGAGCTCGTCACTGTTTGCCCCCGCACTTGACAGTTCGTTGGACATCCGATTGTATGGCACGTACTGCTTGTAGTATTGTGCGGCATACGTGCTCGGCATTTTCATTGCGAAATGTTCAACTCCGCCACCGTTTCCGTTGTTCGCGGTACTAGAACGAGAGGCGGACTGTTGCGACAAGCTAAACATGGGCTGCTGCGTGTACCCTTCCGCGGTGTTTGGGGGAGGCATTGTACTAGAATTAGAAGCGGTAACCCCCGACCCCGCATCGGCAATGGGGGGTGACGTTTTTTGCCCCCCCGTTTGACCCATTCCCTGGCCTGGGTAACCGGGTAGCATATTTGTTCGATGTTTCTCGTCAACATCGTCATCTTCGTCGTCGCTGCTCGCCGTGTGTATTTTTGCAATCGATTGTTTGAGACGCTCCAGTTTCGGATTAAGCGGTGCCTGAGTACCAGCACCCATTCCCGCCATTGAATCGGTTGAACCCGGATTCAACGCCGCATCGAACGACTTAATTGTTTTGTTTTTACGTTTTGCTGCAATGTACCCGTCATCAGAGGAAGCTCCGCGCTTTGTTGCATCTACTCCGCCACCGCCAGCACCGCCACCGCCACCGCCAGCACCGCCACCGCCACCGCCACTTGTGAATTCAGAATATCCTAAAGATGACATTACTGCTATACTATAATTTTCGTATTTAATTAAATTCGAATACTAACTTAAAATACACTCAAATAATTTAATTTAACTAATATAGAAAAATAATATATATTTTATGGTTTTTATTTTTTAAACTTAAATTTAGAAAAAATAAAATATCATTAATGATATATAATTAATAATGAGATATCAGAAAGAACTTTCGATTGCGGCAATCACCGCCGTGATCTTGCTAATGGTATTCAAACCATCGGTCTTGGGAATTGTATACAATAACGTGCTCGGCAAGCTTTTCTTGGTGGCGTGCATCGTGTTTCTCACATTGAAACACACGATCGCCGGACTTCTCGGTGTTGTTTTCATTGCAGTTATTGCTTCAAATTCGATATTTGAAGGGATTGACGGAACCGCTGATGGCGACAGTGCCGCGACGGGCGATAAGGGTGACGACAAGGAAGCAATGGAAAAGGTGAAGGAGTCGACGGAGAAGGAGAAGGAGAAGGATAAGGAGGAAAAGCCGGCCGAACCTACGTCTCAGGTGGATATAGCGTCCGCCGCATTGAAAGCGCTGACTAAATAAAATAATAATAAAAAATTGACTTGTATGCAAGCAAAACCATTTTATACTAAGTTCAAAACTAGTTTAAAATACATATAGACATGGTTACACGATATGCGGTATTGGAACTGACTGCCGGGAACTATATAACAGCAGAGGTGATTGGCGGTTCGGAAGTTCCGGTCGTCTTTCAAATAAACGACCAAGCGTTAGACCCGGGTGCGGATCTTTCTGCTGTTGATGGTCCTACTCAATCTAACGACCCGAATGACCCGAATGACCCGAATGACCCGAATGACCCGAATGACCCGAACGACACGAACGACACGAATTACTTTATTGCGCAGCATCGGTCTAGCGATCCCGCGCTTCCGCTACGAATTATCAATCCCACGTTATACTGCGACGAGGAGCTGAACTGGTACACTGACCCGAATCCGAAAATCCCAGAACCCATGCGTCTCGTTATGATTCTCATCAGGCGGTGTTATTTGTGCGGCGATATGCAGTCCGCCGATAATTCGATTCATCAAGAGCACGTTGGCGAACACCCGTACGGTTATCGATTCTGCACCGACTGCAAACCGTATTTTAGAAAAGCACTATTTGCCAACATTGCCCCCATATGGCGATTCAGATTGCAGTACGAAGAACCACTCGCCAGTGGCGGACGATACGAGCGCTCGCCGGTATGGATCCCGCGCACGCGATATGATCCGGAAACCGGTGATCGAATCAGAACTGGATCCGCGCCGTATACGTACACGCTATGGTCGATTGTTCGCTGGGTCATACTGCCATATGTAGATAAATACCGCGCGGAACACGACCCGACTTACGCTGGATGCGAAGATTGTCTGATTGTAGCAGACGGTGAATACACGAAACTCGTCTCAGTTAGAAACATATTTATCGCAAATTATGGGTCGATCACAAATCCCGCGTACGACCCCAACACCGACGATCCGTTGAACAAATATTCCGAATCCGAACAGACAACATTGTTTGAACAGGCGCGTGACGCGGCGATTTTCAGTTGAACTGAAAAATCTAAAAATATAAAAATGTGAATAATATATAAATATAACTTTTAGGAATGGTTTTAGGAATTGACGCAAATAATGTAAAGAATGTGTTCAATGCAATGTACGAGAAACGCGCTTTTCTCGCGCGCGTATTCGTAACGCTATTTGTCCAATTGTGCATCACGTACTATGTAATGAATCGGAAAACAAATCCGGATGCTAACATCATCGTGATATTCATTGCGATAATCGGCATCATATTCATATTAGCATACGTGCCCCTATCGGAACCCGCAAAACTACTATTGTTCACGATATTTTCATACCTGTTCGGCCTGTCGTTTTTCAAGATTAAGGAATACCGCGACGACGACAATAACGAATCCATAAATGTGGCAATAATGGGGGCCGCGTCCGTGTTTCTCTCGATGATGGTTGTTGGTATAGCGCTACTGGCGGGCGGTATACGCCTGGGATACAAATTCGGACTCCTGCTATTTTTTAGCTTGATAGCGCTAATTATCGCGCGGCTCGTATTTTACGTAACCGCTGGGTCTGGATCTAGATCTAAGATGAGCGACGTAAGAAAGGCCTTCTCGGCGGTCGGTATTGTCATCTTTGCGCTGTACGTGCTGTACACAACCAACTGCATATTACAGAAAAATTATAGGGACAACTATATTTCGGCAGCCCTTTCGTATTATCTGGATTTTATTAATTTATTTTCAAATTTAATTTCGGATTCGCACAACAATTTTTAAAGCACGGTCCGGTCCGGTCCGGTCCGGTCCGGTCCAACCGTTTACACCTTGATCCACGGCTGCTTGGGGCGGTTTTTCAAGTACGGCAGCAGGTGGTTCCACTGCGGATGCCGCTTGCACATCTCGGCGGCGTTGAACGGCGTCCCGCACGACGACCCGAACCGCATAAACATCGACATATTGCGCGCGTTTTTGCTGTCGGTAACCGCGCCGTCAAACGCGCCTCGTAAGCTAAACGGACGCGAACAAGCGTCCGGCGTTATGCTCGCGTCATCGTACTCGGAGTGCTTGCAAATGCCGCGATTCGACAGAACCGTTTTTTTCAGGTACACGTCGTAATGATCCGCTATTATTTTAGACGCAATCACCGTATCCAGTGTACCGCGATGCAGTTCCATCAGTTCCGTTAACCGCACTTTGCGCGCACCGTTGCTGTGCCGAATGTCGTCAAAGCGCGTGGCATCTTTATCGCATTCGAGATTCCGAATGCGCGCGTCTTCAACGGCGTTGCAACCGATGAACGCCCCGTCTCGCGTTCTCTCCACATTATAGTATTCAAGACCGAGCTCGAACCGCATAATTTCGCCGGTGTTGACGTCGCCAAACAGCCACGCGTTCGCGTAATCGCCGGAGTTCCGGTGCAGCAGCGTGGCGACATAATCATCCATCGTGCGCCCGTACTGCATGCACTGGCGTATGCGACAACAAATCGGATCCCGGTTCTCGTACTTGTTGAATCCGCCGATCGTGGTTTCAGTCCCGATAATGCCGGCGCTCGTTACAAAAAAGTCGGTTGCGCTGAAAATATAGCCCGGAAACGACTGCATCGTTATCGCGAACCCGCGCTTGGGTTTTATTTCTAACAAAATGTTGGCGTACTGTCCCTCGATATACGCGTCAAACGAGTTGTGCGCGCACACGATGCCGCCGTCTTTCGTGTACGAGCCCGTCGCGATGAACGCGGAACATCGGTCGTCCACACCTTGGCGCCGAACCGCGCTTTCTCTAGCTCCAGCCCCAACACCCTTGTCATCACCAGTGTTATCGCCATCGCCATACTTCGTTCGCAATCGTGAACTGCCGCGGTCGCGACGGCGTTTGAGAACGCTTTCCAAGTTGTCGTACAGGTACGGCATACTGATGCTGCAATTGAGAAACACGATGCGATTCACGTGAACGCCGGCCCCCGAGGCGATACCGCGCATCTCCTGGTAAAACTCGTTATAATTTCGGCGGATGGAGGGCAGCATAAAATCCACAATTAGATCCACGAAATAGTCCAGGGATCGGCCGTGCGTGTGCGGCATATAAAATTCGTACATTTTCAAAAACTCGACGATTTCGGCGCGCAAAAGTGACCCGTGCGCGTACCCGCGTTCGTACGCGTCGCCCGAAACGGATATCTTAATCCATCCACCCTGTTCGGTCCGCGTGCCATTTGATTTATTCGATATATTGCTACGTTTTTTAATCGACCCATTTCTTCTTGATCTTGTTTTCGTTCTTGTTTTCGTTCCTTTATTTATTGTTTTTTCCATTAATATTTCATTATTACTTAATAAAAATATTAAATAATAATTAAAATAAAAAGGGTTAATTATTTTTCTCGTTTTTGATTTTAATTTATTTTACTTCATTTATTTTATTTATTTATTTATTTATGTATAGTCCGCAAAACGTCAATCAGCAAAATATTCTGCCGCGGCTGCAACTGCGACAAAATCGCTGCTCGTCACCCCTGTCCCTGCCCCGACGACTGCGTTTGCGGAGACATCGACATCTTCCCTGAGCCACGCGTCGATCCTGTCAGACAATTTCGTAAACTCGATCCAGTTGGCGCTTTGAACATTGAGCACGGATCTGATCGCAGAAACGTGTTCGCTTTTCTGTTGCATCAGATTGCGCTTGGCGTCGGAAATCAGCTGCAGTTGCATCACGGCGATGGCATCGATCTGCGCGTTTTCGCCGATTTTCGAAATCTCACGCATCGCGCGAATAATGCGTAAGATTTTGTTGACTTGGGTTCGGTAGGCTTGCCTGGTTCGAATAAGCGCGGTTCGAAGCTGGCCGATATCGCGCACAACCTGGTACATCCTCTCCGAAATGGTGCTCGCTTTCTGGTTGGTCTCGTGCGAGGTTGACTCACCCCGATGAATAGACTTGATGGATTGTCGCATAGCTGCGAGCGCCTTGCCGATTTTAGACATCTCTGAATTGATAAACGCGGACAGTTTCGCGGGACTTGAAAGGTCGTTGTAAGATTGCATCGTTTGTTCGTAGTGGTAGTCGCGGTAGTTGTGGAAAGGAGTCCTGCATTTCAATTTTTTTCCATTCCTGAAAACACTTCTACTTGGCATACCCTTCGCGATATTTCGAGATGCCTATTTTTGTAAGTAGTTCAAGGTGTCGCATTGTGTGCGCCATTGAGCCGCCAGAATGGCCTATTTGCATATTTGCTTGAATGCAATTTACGACGTTGTCGCGACAAAACATGAACCCCTCGCCCGCCGGCGGTTCATAAGTAGCCAAGTATGCCCATACGTCGATTTCATTCTTGCTAATTTCTGGATCGAGCTGTGCCAACACAACCGCGTTCATAGCATCACGCAGCATATCCGCGTACCAAGCATCGGTAATAAACGACAAATCGAAATTGGCAACTTCATCCTCCGTGCGCGGTGGGTATTTTTCTTCTTCAGCTAGGGCAAACGACATTGATTGATAATCGTTCGTTTACTATTGGATTATATTGGATTATTGTATTATGTTGTTATGCAACATTATGTTTATATATTAATTAAATGCACTATATGTGCAATTAAGTATTTAAAGATTTTGGTATTTTCATATAAATATTCATCTCTAAACAAACTATAAAATAAACAAACGCAACGCCGAATTCAAATGACAACATCCGCAACTGTAACCGGCAATGTGCTCACCATAAAAACCGTTCAAATCGCACCGATTCGCACGCTTATGACGGCGCTCAAAGATATTTTACTGGAAACCAACATCACGTTTCGAAAGGACGGCATCCGCATTATCAATATGGACAAGACGCACACGATGCTCGCCCACATGTTTCTGGCCGCGGAGAATTTCGAACTCTACGAGTGCCACAAGGAAAAAATAATCATCGGTGTCAACATGTTTCACTTGTTCAAGCTGATTAATTCGATTGATAACGACGACACGCTCACAATGTACATTGAAAACAAGGACTACAACGATGGTATCGTCTCGTACCTGGGGCTCAAATTCGAGAACGGGGACATCAAGCAGTGCAAAACGCAGAAGCTGCGCCTGATTGAGCCGGAGCCCGAAGAGCTGGTCGAACCCAATGTGGTGTTTTCGTCCGTGATCAATCTGCCGTCCTCCGATTTCCAGAAAATCGTCCGTGACTTGTCGTGCATTTCCGACAAAATCGAAATCAAATCGGTCGGCAACGAGCTCATTTTTCGCTGCTCAGGGCAGTTCGCGACGGCGGAAGTGACGCGCGTGGAAACGGACGGCAGTATGGAGTTCATTCACAAACAGAACGCGAATAAAATCATCCAGGGCGAGTTTTCGCTGAAAAACTTGGGCTACTTTATCAAATGCACCAACCTGTGCAGCCAAATTGAAATGTACCTGGAAAATGACCTGCCGCTCGTGGTGAAATACTACGTGGCCAGCCTGGGTGAAATTAAGTTGTGCCTGGCGCCGCTACCGAGCAACTCGTGAACGTGAACGTGAATGTGGTAAACAACCAACAACTGTATTAGTTGGGTGTATACCACTCCGGCGGACCGCGCGCCTTGGACCACGTTGCTATTTTTTGCTTTTCGGGGGACAAGTAATACGCGCGATACGATGCGACGGGATCGCCGTCGGGCGACTTGTACGCGTCCGGCATCGCCAGCGCGAACGGGGTAATGCGATCGCAATCGCATTGAGGTAAGAGAAATGCGGACGCATCGGGAATCGTGGCGCGCAGGATCTGCGCAACCAAGTACGATTTGTGCACTTTCGTCTCGGGGTGGCCGTACCTGAACCGCCATTCCGAATGCAGTGCGTCAATGAGATCGAGGGTCCACACGAAATTCGCGCGGGATGTTCGGCACCAGATGGTCACTGGATGGTTTTTGTGCGCCAGCTTGTAAAGTTGTTCGTTTTCGGGAGCATCGGGGTTCAAAACGCGCTTTGCGGTGCAAAGCATCTGTACCGCTTCCAGTAATATCTTCGGGACGTGCTTGTCCATCATTGCTTCTGCGATTTCTTTCGGAAGCAATGATAGAATAAATAGGTTCATACCGGTCGGGTATTGATTGATTGTGTTCCTCTCTCTCTCTCTTCCATTTGCATCGATCGATCGGTCGGGTTTCAATTTTTTTACGACGACGCGGCGTGAACGATACTAAAAAAATTGAACCCATTTTTATGATGCCGGTATATGCCTGTATGCCTGTATACCCAGTATCCCGTACTACCGAGAAATATCCTAGAATGGTTGGAAAACTTCACACCTACAAGATGAACGAAGTGACTGGCAAACTGATGTGCCCTTATTGCACCGAATATGAAACGTGCAAACAGTCCACAATGTCGGAACACGTGCGACAAAAACACACAAGGGATGCAGACCGTCCAATGGTGAATGAAATCTGCCCCCATTCGAATTGCGGAAGAAGTTTCCGTACCAAATCCCTGTTACGAAACCATCTTGCCTCAAAAGCGCACGCGTGCTGCGCCGCTCCCACAGTTTCCACGACAACCGAGACAACCGATGCAACCGAGACAACCGAGACAATCGCGACGCTATTACCGGTCTCGTGTGAAAAATGCGGCGCGCGCTTCGCAAAACGTGGCCAGCTCATTAGTCATTTTGTGAGATTTCATTTGCCAAATGATACGATGGCCGTGCGCGTGAATGATGGTGGTGATGCCGCCAATTTTAAATGTACGCACTGTTCGAAAATTATGAAACAGGTTCCAATGACATATCACGTCGGAATTTGCAATCCAGCATCCCCATTTTCAAAAAATCCCAAAATCCAAGACAGCTGCCAAAATCACCAAGACTGCTGCCAGGACGTCAGTCTTATAGATATGATAACCCGGTGGATCGACCTCGATTCTATTGTGCTCAGATCATTGTAGAACAAAAAAAATAATAAATAATAAAAAAACCATTTTTTTTTTAACCGCGCATTTTACCCAATGGTCGAATCGACGCTCACAAACGTAACCCCGTTACACCACACTCCGTCGTACGCGATAACCGAAGATCCGTCGCCGCGCATTTCCCGCATTATCCCGCGTCCGTGCATTTTGTCGTTCACCCATTCGCCTTCGTACTCGATCCATTTTGCAGTCCCTGCATTGAGTTCGGTCATCGTGACGCGTTCATCGCGGTCGTTTACCACAGTGGCGGCGGTAGTCAGCTGACCCTTGCCGTGCTTCAACCCGTCGCGACTTACTTCTCCGATATAACAGCTTCCGTTGGGGTAACAAATCGCTTCTTCTCGTGCCATTTTGATAAATCGATGATCCCGTATTGCTGCAATGACAATGCAACGACAATTTGAATTTCAATTTTTCTAAGTCGTCCAAGTCTTCCAAATCTTCCAAGACTTCCAAGTCTTCCAAATCTTCCAAGTCTTCCAAATCTTCCAAATCTTCCAAGACTTCTACGAAGATCTTCTCGATCCGCGACCGAGAATGTGGCGGGGTTGTCGTTGTTCTCGTCGCCTAGACTGCTTTTTGTTTTTATGTTTCCTGGTGGCTCGCTGTTTCTGCTGTTTCTGCTGTTTCTTCTGTTTATCCTGTTTATCCTGTTTATCCTGTTTCTGCAGTTTCTGCAGTTTCCTGTTTTTATTTTTGCCGCCATTTCCCCCCTGTCCGGGTGCTACACGATTGCGGTGGGTAAATACTTTAGCCCAATTGCAAATTCGCCCAAAACACCCTTGTTGACCTCGAGGAGATTCGGGAGGAGAATCGGGAGGAGCGGGAGGAGCGGGCTGATACTCCGCACCACCCTCATCGCATAATGCTAGCGATAAAACAGGTACTCTACACAAAGGACAAGTCAACCGCGTAGTATTGATAGGATCAATATAGCATTCTATACAAAGGACACAATGGCTGCAAGGCATAAATTTTAGGTTTGGCTTATTTGTAAAACAAATAACACACGCACGATCATCGCCTGCTGCTACATCCGCCATTAACCCGGCCGGAAATGGCGGACTTCCGGCTGGTGTGGACACCCCCCGATATAGTCTTCTAGGTATTGGTCGCATTGGGGCTGCTACCGCCATTGGGGCTGCTACCGCCATTGGTAATGGTGAGCCAGGTAGAGCTGGTACAGCTGGTACGGCTGGTGGTTGTGGTGGTTGCAGTCGATTACGCCACATTTGCCTAGCGGCTTCTAATACTTCGTCTGTACGCGCAGTCATTTCTCGTGTATACGCTTCCCTTTCCATTGGAATACCACTTATCATTACTTGCATTCGCCCGGCGTCATTCTTATTATAACAAATACGTCCATTGGGGAGTCGTCTCATTGTAAAAATAATTGGATCACCTTTATATGGACTATTAAACACGGTTCCATCAAAATTCTTTATGGAGCGATACCGATCCCGTCTACCCAGACTTGACATGTCCTTACTAGTTTGCTGTGATGCAAAATAAGTTATAGAATGTTCATGTTCATCATTATTATACATAAAATCTAGGTATGCGAATATCTGATAGTTTCTCGCGGGATACCATCCGGGGTCCATAAGTGGTTTGCCGGATACTGGAGGTGGTAAAGAAGGACCGATTAAATATACTTTAACGTCGTGATTCGCAGATCCATGTGCAGCAGCAGGAGAATAAGCAGCAGCAGCACCAGGAGGAGAATAAGCAGGATGAGAATAAGGAGCAGCAGCAGCAGCAGCAGCAGCAATAACAACCGGTCTAATTTCCTCAAACAACATACATTTAATATTGAGATAGTTGTATGCCGCGTTTAAATGCTGCGCGAACGTATTTGATGCGATGGCTGCATCTACACTCCAATAATCGCCTTCATTGCCAGGTCCGGCGTGCGGGTCTGCGCAATTTGTCGTCGCTATAGTTACTTCTGGGTGCCGGTTTTGTGCAAGCGCATCTTCTGAACTTCTTACTAAAAAGGCACCAAACGAATTAATGTCAGCAATCGTAAAATCTTGAAATGGTAAAATAATTTTTTTAATTTTCGTATTCGCCATTATATGCGGAGCTTCTCCTAAATCCCGTATACCGGCACATATTCCCTGAAGTCTGGCCGTTTCAAGAAACTGAGATTTGTCTTGGGTTGTAAGATGTATATTTTCTGAGAAAAAACCCAGACCCGCTCTTAAAAACTTGAAATATACATTTTTAATATCCTCCGTTTTTTCTGCCATAAATCTTACAGATTCGAACGCCTGCATAAACTCGGTTTTAAATCCTACTACGGGGCTTTTTAGTTTCCCTACAAGTGTCAGCATAACATTTCTGTTTGCATCTCGTATTACCCACGTGGCATCGGGGTCCGCCGCATCAACAGATGGCCGATGCTGGTCGTACATTTTCCGATATGTATCATTTTGCCATTTTCTATATTTACCTAACGTCGTCGTGGTGTTTTGGTCGGTACCGTCATAAATCTCGGTATTGTCGAGTCCCGTCGGATAAAAGAAAAGAGCCCCGGTATTGTATATACTGTTTTGCCATTGAAGCCCGCATTGGTCAACAAGTATTGTTAACTTTCTTTCTATAATAGTTGGTGGCGGTGGATTATATCCTCCATAACCTCCATTTTTTTCCGGGTACGTTATGCCGACAACGGTTGTATTTTTTACCAGACATCGAATTGTTGCAATTTCTTCTACAGATAAAACTCCGCCGTAAAGAGATGTTTTCATAATACCGTCAGTATTTTTCGATTCATTGCGAGCAAGAACTTGAAGGTGTTTTCCGGTAAAATCTTTAATATTTTCTGGAAAGATTATTTGTTGTTGCCCATAACTTGACCGCATATTACGACAATGCGTTATACCTGGCAACGCTCTGAATGCTTCCTCTATATGGCGCGGACATAATACAAACGCATTTGTAAAATCAATACCATCAAATTTAAGAAACGATTTGCCAATTTTTAATGAATCGGTTTGATTAATAGTTATAGGCGGCGGCGTCGACAACCCCCCCAACCACGCTTGACCAGGCGGCGGCGGCAAACCACCCAACGGCGACGGCCGTAGCTGTCGTACATCAAATCCACCATCACCATCACCTTGACCAGGCAACTGGGGCGGTGTCCCCAATGGCTGCAAGCGTATCGACCCCGTCCGTATACCATCACGTCTACCATACATTTTACGTTTATTTTAATGATAATTAATTGTAATATTATATAATAACATAAAAATAATGTGCAATTAGTGTTATTATTATCATTAATAAAAATTAATAAAAATAAATGCGATTGCTAAGTATCGACGTCGTTGGACGTTGTTGAAACAGAAACAAACGCAGTACACAGGAGGTTGTCGTTGTTCTCGTCATCGTCGCCTAGACTGCTTTTTGTTTTTATGTTTCTTTATGGTTCGCTGTTTCCTGTTTCTGCGGTTGTTTCGGTTTCTACCCCCCTCTGATGCCTCTGATGCTGCTATCTTATTACTTTTACGGCAAAATGGCCAGCAGCTTCGTGATGATCGAGATGCCGGTGCTGCTCCAGGAAGTGCGCGTTCAAAAGGAGTACAGCTCATCAATACCTCATTTCCTGCTTCATTTCTATAACAAATCGAGCCATTGTCCCGCATTAACATCGTAATTATAATTGCACTGTCGACTGGCGGACAGTCGTCCCCATTTAACCTTTTTATGCTTCGATAACCTAGTGTACTTAATTCTTCGAAATTGCTCTGTGAAGATGGTACAAAATAGGTTAGTTCGTTTTTAGCGCCTCGATTATACATAAAATCGAGATATGCGAATGTTTGATACGGGGGTGCAACAACATGAGTTAACGTCTCCGGTAAAAATACGCGAATATCTGCAACATCCATTATTCCGCAATCCAAAATGTAGTTGTTATCACCAGACGAAACATCACGATGCCACAAATTTATACCATTAGCTCTTCCCCAACTAATCTTCACTGCGGGTAGTGGACTGTGATTATACCCGTGATAACTGCCCTCCGGGTCTACTAAAAAACCACTCCACAATTCGGTCATCTTCGGCGCAGGGGTCCATATAATTTTACCGGACGGATATATGCTTCTTAATCTTAAATCAACCACACCGGTTTCGGGAAACGGATTTACCGCAGGTTCACGTATTGCAAGTAGTGCTGGGGCGGCGCGATATTGACTGACGGAGGTTTTTGATTGCGCACGCAGTTGCGCTTCTTCGTGTTGTAATCGCCATATTTGCTTCAGTTCCGCTTCTTGGTGTATTTTAAGATTTTCCTGGGTTATATCATATAATGAATATACTTTTTTATGCGTTTCCGTGTGTACGGCATATAATACTTCATTTCCATCATAGGCCAACACCCAGCCAGGAAATGGCGACTCCCACTGGGAAACTTGTCCAATTTTTCCATAAAATACACCCCCATCCGCAGTTGTAACTGGCACCCATCCATCAAAACGATTTTGCATATATATTATATATAAAAATAATAAAAATATTCATTTACAATTTACATTAAACATTAAAATTAAATAATGCGTTTGCTAAGTATCGATGTCGGCATAAAAAACCTGGCGGTTTGTTTATTGGATGTGGTTGCTGTAAACCGGATTCTGGTATGGGACGTGGTCGATATATGCCACAGCGACCAGGAAACCGCGGATTTGGCAACCCGCGCATCGAACCGTTCAAAATGCGCCAAGTGTTCATTAAACGCCGCGTTTTTTTATTATAAGGACAACGTTCTGCAACTTTTATGCAAAAGACATTCCACAAAAATGAGAGAATCCGAACACCTGCTTTTGGCGACAACCGATTTCAATCTTGCAGAATACAAAAAGGTTCTGAATGGATCCGCGGCAAAGTTGTACGCATTCTGCAAAGAACACGATAACGAGTGGGCTGATGCAATTGTTGATACAGATACAGACTCAAAAACAAAACCCAAAATACACGAATTCAAAACCGTAATGCAGGATCGCGTTCGCCATATTGCGCGAACGCGCTACTTGCACGCATACGACGAGACCATGCTGGCATTGCTCATAATAAATACAAACCCTGCGAATACAAATTCAAATACTGTTGTAAAAACGATTTCCAAGCCGAAATCAACGCCTGAGTATGTTTCTCTCATTACGGTAGGTTCAAACTTGATGACAAAGTTGGACAAACTATTTTATAGTTCGGAATCATCATCAGAATCAGAATCCTTAGTGCCCGACCGGGTGATTATCGAAAATCAGATCAGCCCCATCGCCACGCGTATGAAAACCGTGCAGGGAATGCTGACGCAGTACTTCCTGGTGCGCGGCGTCGATCCCGCGAACATTTCGTTCATTTCCGCGGCAAATAAGCTGAAATCGTCGCTGGTTTCGTCGCTATCCGACCCGACCGAAATCGATGACAATGCGTTCACGTTTACGTACAGTGACAGGAAAAAGATGGGCATCGCGTTCGTGCGCAAATTGTTTAAGTTGCAACAACCACAAGAGCAACAAGAGCAACAGCAAATGCAGCTGGATAATGCCACCGCGCCATATTGGAACAAAGTATTTGAATCGCATAAAAAGAAGGACGATATGGCGGATTCATTGTTGCAGGCGCTGAGTTTTTTGAAAAAATAAAGTGGTAAAGTGGTAAAAATAAGTTAATAAAAAATAAATAATAAATACACGTTAAGTTTAGATATTATTAAATAATAAAATGGACAAGGGTCGGGAGAATGACAAGGATAAATACAAGATTCTGTGTTCCAAAAACGACGTTGTGCTAAAACGCGCCAACCATTCGTCATCGGATGCAAATTCAAATGCAAATACGTTTGTAATCGATTTTGAAATTGTCAATTCGGAAATAACATTGGACCGGTTTTGCAGCTTCAATATTTTCAAATTGTTGTTTGAACTGAACCGCGAAGACGCGATTCAAGACCTGCGAATTGTCGATTTGAACGATGCGGATAAAAACAATGCCAAGGACATTTTGATTATTTTCAAGAAAAAATGCGACGATGTGGGAATAAAACAGAAATATATGAAGACGCGGCTAATGTTGGCGGTACTGCGCAACGAACAAACCGGAGTTGCGAACTACGTATTTGAAAGCGATATCGATCCCAAATTCGGACCGTTGTTTGAATCGACCGAACCGGTCGCAGGGGGGCGAATGGAAGAATTGCGCGACATCGGCACCGTGCTGTGCATGTCACTGATAAACGCGCACCGGCTCAGAATGCAGTTTAAAATATCGGTCCCCATTTCCGTTCAAAAACAGCCGTCCTACATTGAAAACAGCCTGGCCCTAATTATGAAGAAGATTTTTACGCGGCTGAAAGAGTTTATTGAGGTGATGAAGGCGAATTGAACGAGAAACAGCCGCGTTTGCAGCTGCATTTCGTGATTGGCAGCACCGAAATTTGGATGAGTTTCATTGACGCGTCCAGCATCGATATTGCGACGAGCTCTTGTTCATTTTCCAGTGTCAGCATTAATATGCTTTTTATAATTACGAATAAAAAGTTCAGCACGGACTCGGACGAAATGGATATTTTAAAGTTTTGATTGGCGGTATACGTATTGAACAAATGGACGATCTCGTACATGAACGTCATAAAGTGCACCGAATCGTTCATATCTATTTTCCCGTCCGCCATAATTTTCGTGAACGCGTCCAGGAAGATTCCGTTCAGCTCCGTTACGCTGCTTGTAATCGATACGATTGTTTTTATATTGGTAATGTCGGTCGGCGTGAATTTCATTTTATTTTCTTCGTACACTTTTAGTACATCGACGTATATTACGTCGGGTTGTTGCAATACCGACCCCAATTTAACCCGAAGCGGTTTAATAGTTACCATTAAATTCAAAATAACATTTTTGATAAACAGAAACACTTGCTGTTCGTTATCCGAATACGCGGCTAGCGCGTCTTTCATAGCGATGGATTGCTGGTGCTGGTGCTGGTGTTGATGCTGTTGCTGGTGCTGGTGTTGATGCGGTTGCTGGTGTTGGTGAGGAGCAGTTTTTGCTGCGTGATGTATTGGTTGTGGCTGTTGTGGCTGTTGTGGCTGTTGTGGCTGTTGTGGCTGTTGTGGCTGTTGTGGCTGTTGTGGATGAGGCTGCATTTTTATAATGTAGGTAGTAATAGTAGTAGTACTATTTATTTAATATTTAAATATAAATATAGAAATGAATATTAAGTTAAACTAATAAAAATAAGTTATATATTAAAACATATATCAAGTAAATGCGATTGCTGTCGGGAATAAGGTTTGTCGTGTATTCGGCCGGGGTAGTGTGCGCCGAATATTTGAAATATAAATACAGGCGCTGGAGCCTTCGCGCATTCTCTCGATCCGTGGATCAGCAGAATCGGGAGTCCGAGTGTTACAACGCGATGATTAAATCCATTGGAACCAAATTTGCAGCTACAAACATTTATTACATTAAAATGTTCCAGGCGCTCGCGTACAGCGCCGATTTCGCCGCAAACGATGAGCTGGTCGCATATTTTAGAGATTACACCGATAACGTGGTATTCACGGACTCGGAATACAGCGTGTCCGAACTGGCCAACCTTTCGGAATACGCGAAAACGGTTGGGTACGAACTGAGGTTGACAAAACCCGACGACGATGACGGCGACGATGGTATAATAAAACCCGCAAAATCTGGATCCATCTCGTTGGTATTTTACGGAACCATTTGCAAATTAGCCGAGCCACCAACACTAACACCAACACCAACACCAACACCAACACCAACACCAATAGTGGTCAAATATTTGCGGGCAAATATGCGGCAGCGCGTGTTGGATTCAATCGCCGATTTCAAATACTTGGTATGGTGCCTCGATAAAATCCCCAGTTTGCGATACCTGCATTTGAACGACATTTACAACGAGCAGCGCGTGCTGATGATGGACCAGCTCGATTTCGCAAAAGAGGCGGCGTGTATTGGCGAAGTATACCAAAACTGCAAAGAAATGCGATGCGTTACGGTGCCGGTCGCGTACCCCGAATTCACGGCAAAGTTCCCGAATCTCATTGTGATGGAGCGCATTATGGGTAAGACGCTGGACCAGCTGGACGACGATGTCAAGGACTATTACTGCCACATTCTGGCACGAGGGTTGGTAAAGACCGTTTTTATCGATGGCCTGTACCACTGCGATCTTCATCCCGGCAATGTGCTATTCATTGAGGACGACAATGCGCCTGCGCCCGAAGTAAGATACCGGATAGGGCTTTTAGATTTCGGGATTATTGGCAGGCTCACTGTGGACGAGCAAGAAATAACGTACCAAGTGTTTCACAGCATTCTGAATAAAGACGCCGATCGCGCTATAGCGATAATAATGGAGTCGTATACCGAACCGGTCGACGATTCGCGCGAATTCGATAGAACCGAACCCAAAATGATGAATGAACTGGTACGCTATATGCGAGAAATGGTGGAAACAGTCGTCACGTGTTTCAGTGCGGAAAATCTGTGTTTTATAAACAAGCAGCTTATTAAAAATAACCTGAAAATCGCGCGTTCGTTTACGAAATTCGAGCTCAGTTTATCGGTGTGTGACAATTTATGCAAAAAACTCGCGATACGCCGCAGCTATTTGAATCACTTGAATGATATAATACACGACGTTTTCGAGTAAAGTGCGTCCCTGCCGTTATATATATTAGTAAATGCATTTAGATGCATAATGTAATTGTATAACAATAGTAACCGTTCATTCGAACGCCGTCGATCGATCGTAAAATTAGGAGAATGGACGCGGAAGGAACGAGTGTGCGCGCAGATAAACTTACGCGCGAAGACGTGGTTGCAAAATTCGAAGAACTTCGCGCAAAATACGATCTTAATAATAAAGACGTATACATGACTACCATCATACCCGATAGCATTGCCGCATCGTTTATCGAAACCGTGCCCAATGCAATTTGGAAACAGAAACACAAATACACCGTATCGGATAAAGTCCCGATTTTGTCAGCAACCGTTGAAGTTGAAGTGTTTGGACACAACTTCGAAGTGGAGCTCGACCGTCCCTATAAACCCCACCACCGTTGTGAATTCGAGGACTATTTTGGGTTCAGCGGCCACTGCGGTGGCTACACCGACAAGCGCATTATCGCGTGTTTTCCAAGAACTTCAAACAGTGATTTGAACTTCGCCGAACTGCTGTTAACTGCGCCTGTCGGTGACACCGGAGACGCGATTGATGACGCGTACGTGAAACGCGCCCTTGCGCTACTTGTCCTGGGCGGATACGTGAAGTTTTGGGACGCGTACTACGAATTCAGCGCGTGGTTCTCATCGTTCAACGACAACGGTCGAGCGTTTCCGGGCGCGAACGTGAAAGCTAAAGATGTGATTCTCCCCTACATTTTTGATCATATGGTCCCATTGGTCCCATTGGTCCCATTGGTCCCGGATATATGCGAGTCCGAAGGTCCGAAGAGCTCGATTGATTAAAAACAAATAATTGAATTTAGTTCTATTTCATATTATTAATCTGAAATAAAGCAGTTAAAAATAATGTGCGAGGCATTTATATATTTAATAATATACCCCGTACTTTAAAATGGCTGATCACGTTCATTTTTTGGGAGAGCCGTTTCAGTTTGAACGCATTGATTTGACGACGCCGAACGGGCTGCAGGGCGGTGCGTATTTTACCAAATTAACTCACAACAACGAACCGCTGTATGTTCAAACACCCAAATGCGGAACGCGCCAGGGCATAGTAATCAGCGGAAAAAAGGCGCACTACGACATTCTTCTGGATTCTGAAACAAACTCTCCGGCTGCGTCCGAACGAACGGCGTTCATTGAATGGCTCGAGGGCGTGGAGGAGCGCGTAGTGCAGCTGCTTCACGAGAAGGGGCGTGTGTGGTTTACAAACGAGTTGACGGTTGAAGATATTCGATCCTTGTTTACGTCACCCATAAAATCGTCGCGTGGCGGAACGCAGTTTCTCGTTCGTGCCAATATCCTGCCCAGTAAAACGAATTCGGGGCATTTTGCGTGCAGCGTGTACGACGAGCGAGAAAATCAGACGAGCATTGAGTACGTGACACCGGACCACGCCATTATTTCGATTGTTGAAGTTACGGGGGTGCGGTTTACGTCTCGTAGTTTCCAACTCGAACTGGCATCCAAACAAATGGCAGTTTTAGCAAATAAACCCATGTTTGAAACGTGCATTATCAAAAAGGACGCATCGATTCGGGAACCCGCACAACCCGCACAACCCGCACAACCCGCACAACCCGCACAACCCGCACAACCCGCACAACCCGCACAACTTAGTGTCGGACTTGCCGAAGTCGAAGTTGACGCGATTGATGCAACGAATTTACAAAGTGTTCATATTAAATCCCCGGTAGAAGTTTATTACGCAATGTACCGAGCCGCCATACTTCGCGCACGCCAAGCTAAGAAAATAGCGATTGAATCTTATTTAGACGCAAAAAATATAAAAAATGTATACAAATTAAATTTAGTGGACGACGAGGATGGTGAAGATGGTGACGACGAGGATGGTGAAGATGAGGATGATGTCGACGAGGATGATGACGACGAGGATGGTGAAGATGGTGATCACGGTACCGACGACGTGTTGGAGTGCATTGACGTATTTGACGATGTGTCCGATGATGATGATGGCAAGCGCAAACAAAATGAATTTACGAATTCCAATATTAAGTCCAAAAAAAAACTTGCAATTCATGATACGGTAGTATTGGATATTGCCGATACAACCCTATTCTAAGGCATTTCGTAGATTATTTAGAAATAACTGAACCAACCAACACTCAACACCAAAAAGTTATTATTATTATTATTATTATTATTATTATTATTATTATTATTTACTTACAATAAAAATATTTTAATTCATAAAAATAAAAATATTTTTATCATTTATTTTATATATAAGAATAATAAACAACCATTATATTCTACAGTTTACATTCTACAATGAATTCCGCAATTAGAGATTTGCAAAGAAATTTTAAGCAGCACCACTTAATCGTTATTTTAGGCACTGTTGTTCTCTTATGGGCAATTTATCAGTACTCCGCTGATAAGAATTTTTTCCCCGAGAAGTTCGGCCAAGGTGGCCAGAACCCGGCAATGTCTCCCGTTGCCACTGCTGCCAGCGCCGGAACCGGCTTTCAGCCGTCCAGCGGAATGCAGGGCAACGAGTATGAGGACGTTAGCGGCATTAGCAGCCCGGCAGTGTCCGCGCCCAGTTGCACCAAACAGGCCGTTTCAAATCCCGGGGACTTGTTGCCCAACTCGAACCTGCTTCCCAAGGACCCCAACAGCCAGTGGGCCCAGCTGAACCCATCCGGCGGTGGCGATTTAATGAACCAGAGTTTATTGAGCGCCGGCTTTTTAGCAGGTATCGACACCATTGGCAACACGATGAAGAATCCCAACCTGCAGATTCGCTCGGAACCGCCCAATCCCCAGCTCAATGTGGGTCCCTGGAATAACAGCACGTTTTCTCCTGATCTTATGCGCACCCCCTTGGAAATTGGATGCGGCGCGCAGTAGATAACCCACCAACACCACCAACACCCATATTTAGTATCTAATATTTTATTCGAGTAAATTATTATATATAACCAATACAACAATAACGTAAGCTACGAATCAATAGCGATTTTAATGAAAATAGATATTTTAGGTTACGTGATCATTTTTTTTATCGTAGTGGTGTGCCTGAAACTTTATCAGGACTCGGACATGTTCAACCTGAAGTGCATCATATCCACCGTGGATGGGAACAAGTACTGCGTTCGCGAGCGCGAGCGACTCGAGGAGTCTGCGGACATGCTCGCGCGAATCACCGGTAAAATGAAACGGGTTGTGGCGGTGGTGGGCGAAAAGTACCCCGATCGAGCCAACGTCAAGCGATTGGTCACGCGCTTCAAGCCCGAGAAGGTGTCCGAAACGCTGCCCACAAGCGAATTCACGGCGTACAGCGAGAACAAGGGAGAGAAGCTCGCGTTTTGTCTCAACACGACCAAGAAGGGCAGCAAATTGATTGACGAAAACACGCTCACATTTGTTGCGCTCCACGAGCTCAGTCATATTGCAACCGAAAGCATCGGCCACAAGGACGAATTCTGGGACAATTTTCGGTTTTTAATTAAAGAAGCCAGCGATTTGCACATTTACAAACCGATTGATTATAAAAAGGACCCGAAAAATTACTGCGGGATGACGATTAGCGACAGTCCGTATTTCGATAACTAATCTGAAAATGTAAAAAAAATTGAATGATAATTTGATAATATAAGTTATCATTATAGGATATCAAACATCAATCAGCCGATCGAATAATAATGTCATTGTCAATCGACGCCGCCAATCTGGCTGCCGCTACGGCAGTTACAAACGCTTTGAAGGAGGCTCGTCGCCAGTCTCGTGGAGAGTCTCGCGGTGGGAATAGACCAACGATGAAAACTGACGCAATTACCCAAACCGACCCGGAACCGGAATCGGAACTACAAGTCGCCTCCACCCAAGTCGAACCCGAAACGGGAAACAGCTGTTCAATTTGTCTTGATCAGCGAAACGGACTCGAAATGGCAAACACGACAATTACCAGTTGTGGGCACCTGTTTTGCACATCGTGCCTATTGAAACACTTGGCCATTCGAAATACGTGCCCGATTTGTCGTAACGAACTTGAGCCCGCGCGCTTGCCCCCCATTGAACCACTTACAGCAGATACAGTTGCAACCATTATTCGGGACGAAGAGAACATCATCGATATGACTCGACGAATTGCAGTCATTGGTGTTTTCCCCGACAGTCAGGGACGTGCTGCGATGATTCTGTCACTTGCTCGCGAACTCGCATTCGGGTCTGCGCACAGCATTGCTGGTTGGCAGGGAACCGATGATGCGGCGTACCACGCTTCTTGGAACGAATTTGAGTACACTGTGCCACCCGAAGACGATGAAGACGATGAAGGCGATGAAGGCAACAGCGACAGTGACAGTGACAGTGACAGTGACAGTGACAGTGACAGCGAACTTGGTGATGGAGATGGAAATGGCGAGAATGATGATGATGATGATGATGATGATAAGTGTGAGAATGACTGTTGCGGTGGCGGTGTCGGTGCGCAAATATTGCACAGACCATCATCAACTCCAGCTCATCACACATTCGCTCATTCTGTGTCTGTCGCACCAGTCGCACCAGTCGCACCAATCGCACAAATCGCAGCGCCTGCACTTCAGAGACGCGCGGTATTCCAATCGCCGGTATTCCAATCGCCGGTATTCCAATCACAAAACCCCAGCAACACTCACAGCCACATCGCTAACACCACCAGCAACACTCACAACCCCTGGATGGTTTCTACCACCGAATTTCTCGTGCGTGCCGCGATCGTCATTCTAGTAGTTTACTACGAATATTCGCGTTTGTGAAATGAAAAAAAATAAATATACCACCGCATATTGTTTCTCGTTTGTTTGTGTTATTGTGCCATTTTATAATATTTTTATAAATTAAATGATTCATTTATTAAAAGAATATTTTAGTTCAAATCGTCGCGCGTCACTTAGAATATTTATAACGTCTATTGTGGTATTCGTTGTATTGAATTTGGTGGAAAACATAATTCATTATAGTATTGGTCGCAATCACGGAAATGCCGGCATTTTTATTATATCGCCGTCATATATTGACTGGATGCGGATTATTATTATTATGATAATATTTGCAATACTACAAGGTCTAATTACAATGGTGCTTAGCTCCAAATGATGCGATGATAAAAAAATTGAAATGTTTTTTTAAAATACTTATATATGCATTAGAGTATCCATCGTATCCGAAACAAGTTATTCGCGTCAAAATATGTTCTGCAAGGTTTGCCGTGATGCAGGTCGCCCCGAATCGGAATACACGTCGCACTTTGTTAAGAACGTTCCCGGACCTGGCGGAAAGGTTGTATGTCCTACCCTTTTGAGTCAGTCCTGTCGCATCTGTAACGAAAAGGGTCACACGTCATCATATTGTTCCAGTCGCAACCGTCGTCGCGAAGAGCCCCGCCGTGAAGACTACCGTCGTGAAGAGCCCCGCCGTGAAGACTACCGTCGTGAAGAGCCCCGCCGTGAAGACTACCGCCGTGAAGACTACCGCCGTGAAGAGCCCCGCCGTGAAGACTACCGTCGTGAAGACTACCGCCGTGAAGACTACCGTCGCGAAGAGCCCCGCCGTGAAGACTACCGCCGTGAGCCATACGCTCAACCACACGGGCCTCGTGTTCGGCTTCAACTCGAATCCCCGGCATTGTCTGCCGCGTCTACCGCGTCTGCGTTCACAGAATTCGCCGTGCCTACTGCGGCGGCACCTTTTGATGTTCGTGCAGCGAATCTTAACCATTCCGACAAATGGGAAGACGAGGCACTTAAACCATTTGAACCATTTGAGCCATTCGTTTGCGAACCAGAGCAAATGTTTCGCGAGTTACAAGAGTATATCAAGTCGCAAGAGTCGCAAGAGTTGCAAGAGTTGCAAGAGTCGCAAGAGGGTTGTTTCTTTGGAAGCCCCGAATACGATTTTATTGAAAGTTGTAACAACCAGAACGTTATGCCCTTTTGCTGCGATTAGATCGGAGAAACAAGAAACCCTGACGAAACCTAGAAACCCACAGGTACGAGTTGTTGTTGTTGTTGTGTGTGTTGTTGTGTGTGTATGAAACTAACTATTTTTTACTTGTATGTATTTTTTACTTCAAATGAAAAAATTGAAATAAAAAATGACCAAGTATTTTGTGAGATTATTGTTCAAGGAGAAATACAAGTACATGATATCCAACAACAACGACAGATACTCAGATTCCTATTCGGACGATACAGACGATTATTCGCACATAAATTGTCTCTGCAAAAGTTGTGGTGGCGGGAAAACGCGAGAGCCTCGACGACGACCAGGGGCCTCTCACGAACCCGGTCGTCAAAATCGTTTCGTCGTTATGGCGCATCGCGGATTTCGTGTAAGTTTTCCCGATCCAGAATACCGGCCCGAGGATCAAGATCAAGATCGAGACGCGGACGAAGAAGCCGACGAAGAAGCTGCTGAAAAAAAATCAAATGCCAAAAAACTGCAGCAGCTTATTGCGCAAGGGTTGTGGGGAGATGAACGCGCAAGATATTATACGAATCTCATCGACGATTTCAAGTACCAGGTGGAAGACGATAGCAGATCAGCATTTCCCAGACATCACGCCTTGATTGCAACCGCATTTGGTTCATCTGTTTCGATATTAGAATCGGCGCACTTATGGGCCTCACCTATTGCGCGATTGCGCATATTTGCACCCATTTGGGATTGGGATAGTATGAAAATGAAATCGAAAGCGTTTGCAATGGCGCCAGCGTCGTCGGTATTTACCGAAACAAGTCACCGACAGCGAATCAAATTGGTGGTATATTCCGGCTTGTCCGGGATTTTGTGTGCGCGACTATTTGGAAATTGTCACACCCAATTTGGCGCACGTTTGCAGAAACTCGCTTTTGAAATTATGCGACGCACTCATTCCTCGCATACGTCTGAAATGTTGGTTGATAATCACTACTGCACAACGCCACCCAAAACCGATTGCAGATTCGATATGATGATGTCACTGAAAGCTGCCAGAGCGGAACTTCGTATCCTATATTCGGAGTGCATTGACGAATTAAAAACCAAGGCTCGTCAATACAGGTGCGGACGCATTGATAAACGCGAAATACACCTTGATGAACGTTTCGAAAAAATGCACTCATTGATGATGTTGTGCTCTAAACGATTACTTACCCCCAACAACTTTATTGACCCTGTCGATTTGATGAAGCCTAAACACAAAAGTGGCAGCTGCGAATACATTGCGCGAATAATGAAATTCGTGACAGAATTTTCTGGACTGTACGACAAAGATGTTGTGCGGCTGTATGGTTCGTCCATTGTACGATTTCGCAATACCATAATAGTATCGCAAATTCGCCTTGCTAGTCAAGGGTGTTATGCGGCTTTATTAGCATTTGCAGCATTCGAACCCAGGATGATCGACGAACACATTGCGCCAGAAATAGGTGGCTGTCAAAATACGCACATTCCGTCAAGACACAAAACGTTTGGAAAATTGTTGCAAATGTATCGTCACCATATTCCGAGAACGGCCGATGTTTTAAAGAATGTGTGCCGTCATTATCTATATTAAAAAAATTGAATTGTTTTCACATTTGGAATAATATGTAAATCAGCGATTCAGATACAGACACAGACACCACATACGAACGAGCAATGACGACAATGACCCACAATCAACTTGCCTGGAGACAATTCAGCACTCATCACATCCGGAGCGAACTCGGTACCGACGACAACAAACATGATGATGCTCGAGGCGATGACGACATTCGCACCGAACGTTTTGACTTGACGGTCCTCGATACTTCCAAGGCGACGACGCATCGTCAATCGACTCAATCAAAGAAGCGCGTACAATGGTCACCCAAACCACCCACCACCACCACCACCGTTCCAATCGCCGCCACGGTGGAAACTACGGTTGCGCTGGTTGAAAAACCCAAAAAGGCCAAAACGCGAGCTGCTCGACGTGCTGAAGACCCCGAATTCAAATCCGAAGTCGAAGAAGAACCTGCTGCGCGCAAGGAGATGCGCAGCAATTACTGGGTTCGCCGAGACGACATACGCCGCGATGATGCCAGGACGATGAAGAATCAGTTCCAAGAAATTCAGGAATGAAGAGCGAGGGAGAATGGCAACAAATCGTCGAGATGCCGACGTTAATGCATCAATCGCACAGGGGAGTGCGAAGGTAGTTGAATCGAGATCACTACTATTTTTTTCATTATATTTAAGACGATTAATTTAAAGGGTGTAAAGCCTTTTACATTTTTTGTCTATACGTCATTTAATTTTAGCAATATTGCTATAATAAAATAATAATAATAATAATAAAAGTAATAATTAGATATAGATACGACAAATAAAATATGAACTTTGGAGAGAATAGTGATTTTTTTAAGCCGAAACCGATTGCTCTGTCCCGGGAGACCCCGGGACCGGCGGATTTAACCAGCTTGTTCACTGACGCCAAAGATTTTATTACGGACTTGTTCAAGCAAATGAGCACCGATGCAAAAACAACCACGTTAGGCGCCTCGTTTATGGAGAACGCTTCGCAAATTATCGGACTTGCTGTGTTAATGTTGGGTATCGCGCTGTACGTTCAAATTAAAAGCGTTCAAGATCTGAATGACGATAAATACTCCACAGCCATTACCGATACCGGAGACGGGCAGAACCTTATTTCTAAGAAAGTATCGATCGAGCTTTTTTCAAATAGTGATAGTAAAAACGGGAAAAACGACGACCCCAATCCGCACGCGCCCCCGAAACTCGCCAACCGCGACGGCTCCACGATTAAGAATATAACCAAGGGAAAAATCGACCTTGGCGAAATTATCACGGACACGGTTTCAACGATGATTCCCGCGGGTCCGTCGGACGCACTGCGGTCCAAAATGAAAGACGTGTCCCGCGCGTGCAACACAACGAACGAGTTTTGCAAGCATAACCAGGCAGACGTACAAAAAGCGTGCGGTGACATCACCACTCAGAACGCGTGCGCTCAGAAATGCTGTTGCGGGTGGGTTAAGTTTAGCGGCGGTGCCAGTTCGGAAAAAGCAAAGGGCAAGGGTCCGTCGGGATCAGGATCGGGGTCGGGGTCGGGGTCGGGAATGGCCGATGCGAAGTCGAGCGCGCTTACCGGGTTTGGAATTTCGCCAGACGGCAAATGCGTTGCCGGCAACGCTGACGGACCCGAACTCACATTCGATAAGGATGTAGACTATTATTACTATATGGGCGAGTGCATGAACGGCATTTGTAAATCCAAAGGCACATAATTTATTTTTATAGTAAAAATTGATTTAAAGTTTATAGTTTAGTTTAATTTAGTTTAGTTTAATTTAGCAATTAGTGTATATACATACGTACGCGTACGAAGAACCCAAAATGATTATTCCGGTAAAATGCTTCACGTGCGGCAAAGTCATTGCCGACAAATATCGCACGTATTTAGCAAAAGTGCGTCAACTTAAATTATCCAACGGGGATAACAAATCGGTGGATAAAGTGATTTACTTGACGCAAGACAATCGCGATAAAACTCCGGAGGGGCGTGTGATGGACGAACTGGGCATCGTGAAAATGTGCTGTCGGCGCCATTTACTCACGCACGTCGATATCGAATAATGCGAATATCGAATAACGAATATCGAAAATGAATAAAATAAAATTTAATCAGAATAAAAATACGGGATTTTAGTAAATTATTTTTTTTTCTCATTGTATGATATAATAAACTTAAAAACATACAATGAGTGGTGAAGAACTAAGTGGAGGCCGCAGGCGCAGAAGCCGCCGCGGCGGACAAAACCGTCGTCGTTCTAGACGCGGCGGCGAAGACGTAGTAGCTGGTGGCAAGCGCAGACGCGGTCGCGGTCGTGGTCGCAGCTCTAGACGCAGCAGACGCCATTGAGCGTTTTGTGCTTATTTTATAAATTTATGTTTTATCAAATGTCATAAATTTATTTTTTATTTCAAACCAAATACCAAACTGATTTCAGTTTTTTAATTGTGGTGATTGTCTTCGACTTCTCCTCGGTCTTCGACTTCTCCTCGGTCTTCTTAGGCGCCGATAACGTCGCCGTCTAGACCCGCCGCGCTGCCCTTGTATTTGCTGATCTGGTTGTGTTTGAGAATAAGGATCCAGCCGCTGCATTGCGTGGTTTCCCGACTGTTGCGGCACGTACGTGCCTTGGTATGCGGACAAATCGTACCCCGCACGATTGCCGTCATACCCGTGGTACACGCCACCCCCACCGCCACCCATAGTTGGCTTCATACTCGTATCCATTTTAAGGGGCGACGAATCGAAAATGCTCGTAGCGTATGCCAACGGATTCACGTACGGTGACGGCAACGACGAAGACTGGCTCATAAAGTACTTATTTATTTTTACCGAATATTAAAATAAAAATATAAAATATAAACACTATAGTAATTAGTAATTAATTACTAAATAAAATTAATAGTATAATCTAATCCAAATAATCCAAATAATCCAAATAATCCAAATAATCCAAATAATCCAAATAATCTAAATAATGGGAACACTAAACGCACTACGAAACGTCATTTCGATTGGAGTGACATCGAAATGGTACATACTGTTTGCAACTTTAGTGATGGCGTATTTGCTGGTATGGCTGAACCGCAATTTTGGACCGAACCGACTTAATCCGAATTCGAGAACCAACTACGAAGGCTTTGCAAACAATCAAACGAAATCGTTCGTAACAAAGACGAACGACGACGTGTACGACGCGTTCTACACCGAGGTATACGACGAGCTGTTTTTCCAGCCGAACAAGCTCGACTATGAAATCGCGACGGTGATCAAGGAAGCCGACCTGGCTCCAAATAAAACGAATATGTTGGATATTGGCAGCGGGCGCGGCCATTTCGTGGATAAAATGCGTGATCAAGGATTCACGGTCGCCGGGGTGGATAAATCCAGCTCGATGATCGCTTCCAGCAAGGCAATGTACCCCGCCAGCGATTTCAAACAGGGTGACGCTATGAATCAAATGCTGTACCCAGCCGAAAATTTCACCGTGATTACGTGCCTGTCATTTACGATCTACTACATGCAGGACAAGCGCCAGTTTTTCGAGAACTGCTACTACTGGCTGGCGCCAGGTGGGTACCTCGTCGTGCATTTAGTAGATCGCGGCAATTTCGACCCCATTGCCGCCGCCGGAAAACCGTACTTTCTCATTTCACCGCAGAGTATGACCGACAAGCGCATCACGAAAACCGTCGTTAAATTCGAAACGTTTCAATATAAATCGAACTTCGATTTGAAGACGGACGACGACGGCGTTCTCGTGGAAACATTCACGGACGATTCGACCGGGAAAATCCGGCAAAATATTCACAATTACAGTATGCCGTCACATAAACAAATCCTGAAAATCGCAAAAGAGACGGGATTCGTTGTCAGCGGCGAAGTGGATTTGGTAAAATGTATGAACGAGTACCAGTACCTCTACATTCTAAAGAGGCCGAACTGATGGGGGAACCAAGGTTCCCCCCAACCCCCTCCTAACAGGGGGAACCAAGGTTCCCCCCAACCCCCTCCTAACAGGGGGCGACAAGCGCCCCCTAAAACCCCTCCTAACAGGGGGCGACAAGCGCCCCCTAAAACCCCTCCTAACAGGGGGCGACAAGCGC